GAGGGGACACCTCCAAACAAGGGGGAAACAAGGGGAAACAAGGGAAAACAAGGGGGAAACAAGGGGAAAACAAGGGAAATCAAGAGGAGTCAAGGGAAAACAAGGGGAAACAAGGGAAACAAGAGGAGTCAAGAGGAGTCAAGGGGAGTCAAGGGGATCAATGTGAACCGAGGAAAAACGAGATGAAATAAGGGATCCCGGGGAACAATAGGGAAGGGGGACAAGGGTATCTTTATAGTAAGGGAATCTTATGTGTATGAAGGTATGTTTATGTATGGGTGTGTGTGTTTCTTTGGGTGATGGAGGGAGTGTAGGAAGCCAAGGGAGAACGGGGGGGCGGCGATGGCGTGGGGTAGGTCCGCTGGTCGTCCGTCCCTGTTTCCCTTTGGCGTTAGTGTAATATTAAAATCTGATAGCGATATGACGAAAGAGGAAGCGAAAGAAAGGTTCGGTGACAATATAATAAACAAACTATTGTCGCTTGGTGCTGAACCGACAAATGTATATCGGGATGATGATATTGTGGAATGGTGCAGTGATGGATGCATAAAAGTGGGCGATATTGAAGTATGGGCTTACTATTACTTTTATGAAGGAGAGAACCCTGATTTATGTAATTGGGAGGATCGCATGGAGATAAAGGTAGAGGAATGTTGGATTTAAAATTGACTGATATGAGATTCATGTATTTAACGGGGCTTAGAGGAAAGGATATATGCGTAGGCGACAAAAAGTGCAAGAGGGTAAAATATATGTAGGCAGGCCGTTGGCGAATACGCCTAAAACCTATAAACGAATAGGTGGATTTGTAGCAAAAGAACTATCCAACGCTTATAACAGCGGTTGTGTTACCATCTATGAAGCAAAGGATAAAACGCTCAGATATTCGGTTTATCGAGACGGTTGTTTTTATCCTTATTACGGGAAGTTGGAAATAATAGAATAGTGGTATGGGGACGGAAGGAAATGAATGTGAAAGCTCGAATGTTTAAGAATAATAGACAGGTTATGCTATATCTGGATATTAAGGGGACATCGGATTTAGATTGTCCTTATATAGATATTGACACGGGGTGGGTTAACAGGATTTTCAAACATTTACCGGAAAAAGCGTGGGATAATACCATCATAAACATGAATATATGTGTTGAGTACGGGACCGGTGATCTATGGTATTCCAGAGTGAGGACATTTGAAGGAAGCTGTTGTGCGGAATATATTCTTACATCTAGAAAACCTAGGAAGAGTAACCGGAGAGAGCTTGTGAATAATCCCGAAGATCAATTATTGGATTTTGATACGGTAAGGGAGACTGTATTTGGGATGAAGAAAGAATTGAGCATTGATGAGAGTGTTAATGTGAAATTCGATTATGAGATTATTTGAGGTGGTTAATGATACCAAGGGGAATGCGGGCGGCTGCGGGGAGGCTGGACAGGCCTTGTCGCCAGCGCCGTCCCTTTTCCCTTGGCAACAATAGAAATAAATATGGACGAAATAGAACTACTAAAATTACAGAATGAAGCGCTATCTTACCTTCGTGATAATATTACAAAGGATGAGGCGTATTATATCCTTACGACCGATAAGGATATAATAGAGATTCTTATAGCTGATAAGAAGGACGGAAGCAAACGTATCAAGATTCTTGATATGGAATATACTATCGAGAAGGATGATATGTTATTGTTATTCGATACTGATGGGATAATAGACGAATGTCTTTTGGTTGCCAGCTACATAGGGGTAAATATGTATTTTCGCAGACAAGATGTCAACGCTATTTTGAATAACATCAATAGAGAGAAAGTTATGAAATATCCTTACATAGCTATTCAGTTAGATAATATACAGACTATAGAAAAGCGTAGGGTTATATTCGAGATAACCGGTCATAGGGTGGATTATGATAAGGTGGATTTTATGTTTGTTTATTTTATGGCTAGAATATTATGAGAGCGAGAAGGACTGTGAAAGAAAGAGATATTGTGAAGATATTGGTATTCGGGTATGATAGGACGCTTATAAAATCCATTAAGGATTCCGGATTCAGAAGTATGTCGGATGTAATATCGTACGCCAATAATATGGTCGGGGATAAGCCCATTGATCATATTAGGGTGTCGAATGAGGCTCGTGGATGGTGTGGGTCATATACTAATTATGGTAAAAGGATAGATTAGTTTGATAGGAGGATATGATATGAGAAGGATTATAAAAGAGAAAGACGATATCAAGGTATCTATATTTAACGGATGTAGGTTGGCTCATGTTTTCATTGATTCTGGGTATAGGAATATAGCTATGGTGATAGCCGATTGCGGCAGAATAGCTAATGGTTGTTATCATATACATCATATTGAGGTGGTAAATATGGATAGGGGATGGTATGGTATATACACCTTATATGGAAGGAAAATAGATTAGTCGGATAGTGAACAACAAAGGAGGTATATATGGATAATATTATAACAAACGCGGATGGCGTGAAAGTAAAAGTAAGAGTATATGATTTTGGCGATGAAGTGGCTGATAGATATACCATAGTATATGTAAATAAAAAATATAAAGGATGGTTATGGGGTGGTGTATTATCCTGTTTTCTCATGTAGTGAGGATCCATTCCATCCATTAGGAGTGGGGATGTATGCGGGAGATTATTATCCGCATAGAAGTCATATGTACAATTTTGGTAAAAGAGTGAAGGATATAGATTCACTGCCAAAGAAAGTGATTGAATTTATAAAATATATTACACGATGAACGAAATAACTTGCAACAATTACGATTTGGTTGCTTTTGAACAGAATGGGGAAGTGGTAGTAGCCGTAACATTCTACAGGTATTACAAGAAGAAAGCTAAAGGTGAGGTTAATTATAGGTGGAGAACCAGATGCCCGGAGCTGGTGGATAAGATCGTAAAACACCGTACCAAGGTATTTACCGGTCAACTTATCCAGTTAGCGAAGGCGTATGGGGAGAAAAAGGTTATAAAATATCAAAAGGAGGAGGAAGAAGTATGTCAAGATACGATAGAGACGCGATAGAAATATATATACTGGATCATATAGATACAGATAATTATGGGAAGCAGTTTAAATATGATAGGGAATATCTATCTTTTATGCTTAACGTGTTCAAGGATGAGTATAAAGAGCATATCAAAAGGGATGGGATTAAGAAAGCTTTTGAGGATTACATAATGAGCGTTCCATCCATATTTAGGATTCATATAGCGAATTGCGACATTAGATATTTATTACGTTCATGGGGCGTGGAGTTCGATGAGGATGATGATGAGATATACATCTTGTATAAGAGGATCATAAGAGAGGTCTTTTTTAAGATGTGTGAGGATATGAAAGTTTGTTAATGTTGAACCAAGCCTTGGCGGGGCGGAAGGAATACCATGATCGTACGTGTGCGGATATGGCCCGGGGTCGGTTCCCGTCGCCTTGGCATAATTTAAATATAAATGATATGGGAGATAATATTTTAAGAAAAGCGGCTGATGAGTTAAAGAAGACCGGTTGCAGGGTTTTCGCATGGCAGGATGATACTTATAATAGAGGTTGGAGTAAGGGTGATTATACGATGTTGTATTACGCCTTCCCTGATTCACCCAACATCGGGTATCTGAGTCATGGGGAATATGGGATGAGCGTAGCGTATAGTAGAGCTTATATACCGAGCTGTGGAAGTGGATCGGGGTGTTGTATCAAGGAGGAAGCTACGTTTGACCTTGAGACGGCGTTAGACGTGCTGAACGGGCCGTTACCTAGGTGGTGTAGGTCTTATGGGGTTTATCCAAAGCAGTACGATAATATTGATAAATGGTATAATAGCGATAATCATAACAAAAAATTATTTAAGGAGATTTGATATGGAGGTAAAAGATTGGGAAAATCTGGTTTTGAATACAGAAGTAGGATCACATTGTTTTGTTACGCTGATTGATAATAATGACATCAGTAGAGGTTACGCGCAGATCAGACGCGCGGAACATTTCGGGTATAACATCTGCTTCACTCGGTTATATGGGAATAAGTTTTATTTCGAAAAAATAGAGGAAGGACGTACGCAACAATACATCAATAGGAGAAAATAATATGGTGATAGAATTTGATTTTGAGATATACAAAAACGGAGATTACGATAAGGTGTATCTCCGCAACGGGAAAGAGCCAAGAGTATTATGTGATAATGGGAAGGGAGATCGCCCTATAGTCGTGATGGTTGAGGATGATAACGCGAATGATTATATTATTCTTCGTTATAACGAAACTGGCAGGAGGAATATCAATGGTCAATCGAGTCTTGATCTCATGTTATCTGTAAAAGAACGGAAGCCAGAATTATGGGTTGTCGTTATATCTTACATGGATAATAAGGATAAGAGGCAAAAGATGGTCTTGCCTAATTTTTTCTCAAGGAATATAGGAGGAAATATATATCTTCAAGGAAGCTCTAAATCGAATGTATCATATTATGTTGGTAGGTTAGAAGAAGATGGGTGCTTCGATGAGCTGTGCGAGAAGATAAGGGTAAAAAGAGATCGTATTTATAACATGGAAATAATATCACTATCAGATGACAAGGCGACAGTTTAATCAGTTGATAAATGAGCTAGACGGCAAAAGCCCGTTTATCGTATTACATAGGGATGCCGTTGCGCCTAAATACGTGGGCGTGGAGGTGTCGAAGGATGGGATGGTATACAGATATGCGATAATAGGGATAAACGATGAGTATAAGGCTAAAAAAGCCCTTATTTCGAAAATATTAGGCATAGCTAGTTACCTAAATGGCGATAAGCCCTTAAAAAAGGGTTAATTAGATGTATTTATGGCCTGCGGCATCATATACGATATAATGCCATAAATGACGTTGTATAGAGGATATGTATGATAATATGATAGATAACGCATTCGTGTCTTGATATCATAATATTATGCCATTATATCCTCTTTTTGTATAAAAAAGATAACAAATGATACAAACATCTTGAATATGGATGAAATTAAGATAGGAGCTGAAATTGTATTTAATATAACCGGCAACCATAATATAGGATATGCCAAAGGGGAAAAGTATATCGGGACGGTGTTAAGCGAGGATCACCGATCACGTCTTTATGTACGGACAATAGGAATGCCTAGGGCTTGTATTGATGAGCGGGATGTAGAGTGGGTTATTGATCCAGATAGGGATTTTGATATGGATGAGGCGATCCCGAATCCTATGGCAAGGGAGTTGTATAAGTTGATGGGTAGGTACGTTTATACGTTCGGTAGGTCTCATGAAAGTATCAATGGCTATATCGTGTACGAGTGTATGATGATGGACAGGGATTTAAGATATAATGTTATGTATGCGTTGCATGATCATGGATTTGAGATACGGCATATTGATAGTTATTCTTGGTGGATGACCAATGAGAGGTTAATGTCCGAGGTAACATACACGGAGGGGGATATTCATATAATTGTTCATGAGTGTATGGAAGATTATGTGGATAATGTGAAATTCGGGGAGGAGTTTTATAAAAACAAGGGAACGTGATAAGATACTTACTTGTGATGACGATGATAATATTGACACCACCAAAAGGGAACGGAGGCATGCCCCTCGCCCCGAAGCCGGCAGTGGTCGAGGCACGGGTATGGGATAAGCTGGCGGCCGCCCTATCTTTCGTGGAGTCAAGGGATGACGATCGGGCGTACAACGCCACTTCAGGGGCGTTAGGGAGGTGGCAGATGAAAAAGGTGTATGTAGATGAGGTTAATAGGATATTGTGTCTTAAACGGGAGAAAAAGCGGTATAGATACGATGATAGAACAAATCCTATCAAGGCTAGGGAAATGTTCGAGATATATCAATCTCATCATAATCCGAACAAGGATATAGATCGGGCTATAAGATTGCATAGGGGATTACATTCTCCCAAATATGTTAAGGAGGTTAAAAACAAATTGAGGAAATGATATGAATAAAGAAGTGCTGATAAGTATGGTCAATAGCGGTAAGATAAGATTCATTCCGTTAAGAAGATGTTCTTTATGTAATGAGTATATAGGATACAAATTCGTTAGAATGTATGATGGGAATACAATACCAGTGTTTTCTAGTGGATGTAGATGTTGTGGTATAAATATCGGGTCGCTATCAGAAAGGACTTGGGATGAGGTGCTTGATCTTGTCAAAACGGTACAAAACAAGCCTATAGATGAGAGAACGGAGGAAGATGAATTTATATTAGATAGTTTAATATAAGGAGGTGTTGTATATGAAATGGGTAATAATAAAAGGGGTTAGATATTCCAGTTCCGTAATATCAGCATTTGCGGCATATAATATGGATAACCCCTTCTTGAAGGTCAGGATAAGAAACAAGTATCATATAGTGTCTTTTGATGATGTCAATAAGATGGCTAGTCAGATGGTGTATTTAATGAACAACTATCCTGATTTCGTTGAGATAGGGAGATGGTGGATATCCAAGAAGACGGTGATGTCTTGGGTTCCCAAGGGGAAGGCCGTGGACGGATCGGGCTGGGTCATATCCTTTACCCTGTCCTTTGGATTGGAGGGAGGGACGCAAATTAGATTTGATAAAGAAGATGAATACCTAAGTGATGTAATATTATAAGGGAGTATGTTGATAGATGTAAATAAATGGATTGATAAAAACGGGAGCTTCGATGAAGCCGGCGGATTGGATTTAGTGAGGCACGGATATGAGTGGATTAGACGGATGCGTAAATTCGAGAATAAGGCAGATCGTCATACTTTTCAGAAAGTGTTTGGCAATAAAAGAGGCAATGAGTTATGGGACTGTTTTTTAGAGGTAGGAAGATCTATCTTCATATTAGAAGATAGCTATTTCCTGATTAACGACAGGAACGTCTTCTCTTTATGTTTAGCAGAGTGTAGTGATTATGATCTATATGAGCTTGTTCATAATATTGAGACGGATAGTGATCAAGGCAAATGATGTTGTTTAATTAAAAAAAATAAATTGTTATGGAAATTAGAGAATGTTTATCGGTTTATCTAGAGAGTGGATATCTTTTTGACGATATGTCAGGAAGATTAAAGTGGTTTGAGATTGATAAGATCTTGATCAGTTTTACATATGGAGTAGTTAGATATGTAGGAACATGGGGAGGATGTAGGACTGAGAAGACATTAGATGGGAAATTATTTTATTCGTCCGAAGAATGTTTTAAAAAGGGCGAGAGCATTCCTAAGACAAGACTATCAATATATGATGTTTTTGAGTCATTATATGGGTTCATTCCAATAGGTGATGTGTGGAAATACAAAAACGGAAGAGCTGTCAAGGATAAGTTGGAATATTTTGATGTTGAAATAGATGATAAAGGAAAAATTTATTGTAAGGAAACATATTACAGAACACGTGAAGATGTGTATAAATTCAATGACTTAACTGTAGTTGACAGGAATGGAGACATAAGGTTAGTGGAATCATCAAAAAGTAGATTAATGCTTAGTAATGATCAATTGGATGTCGTGGAGAGAATGAAAGGCATCATTGATGACATGGTTAGGTTAAAGATGATTATGTATATTGATCAAGACTATAATCTTTGTTTTCTGCCGGGAGATAAAATAGAAGATTTGACAATGGATGAAACAGATGGATTTGTGGATACCACCGGTATAGTGACATCTATAAAATCTAAGGATGTAGTGGAGTTTTATGTAGAAAACCCATTCGTAAAGATAAAGGATGAATGATATCTGAATCTGGATTGTGGTGGTTCGTGAGAATAGCCACGATCATCCCTAAGCGTGAACATAAGGAGGTACGTATGTCATTCGATTGACGTTAGGGATCTAATTATATTAAAAGAGGAGGGATTATGAAAAAGATTGTATTAAAACTGTATGAGTTTGATGAGCTGTCAAAAGACTCACAAGAAAGGATCATAGAGCGTGAGCACTGGAATGTAATGGAGCAATGTATGGATGCTTATGGCATAGACTATAAAAAGTCAATGAAAGCCTTTGAGGATATGACAGATACTAGGGTTTATAATTGGGAAGTTGGATACGAGAGATATGATTTTAGTTATGAGTTTAAATACAAGGATCCTATTTATGAACACCCTACAGATTATCATCGTGATATATTCCCTGAGAATCTATGCGGTAAATTACTGTTCAGATATATCAACAACAATATTATGCCATATATTATCAAGGGCAAGTATTTCTCCACGTCAGGTAAATATATTGATGGGAAATACAAATACAGGCACAAGTATAGTAGGGTGATGTTTGACTATGGAGATAATTGCCCATTGACAGGGATGTGTTATGATTATTATCTCCTGAAACCTATAATTGATTATTACAATGCATGGTGTACTTACCCGGATGATTTCTCGTTTGAGGATCTGATAGGGCGATGTTACGATAGTTTCTTCAAGTCCTGGTATGAGGAGTATGAGTATTGGGCTGATAATGAAGATGCGATACGTGAGGAACTTCATCATAATCAATATGAAGATCGACTTTATTATGAGAATGGGGATATATATGAACATGTAAATTGATTAAGATATGTGTAATGTATTGATTTATGATATACCCTTTGGAATAAGGGTATTCATGCATAGGGACGGGGTAATCCGTGAAGCGAAATATCGTGGCATGATAGTAAAAGATCCAGGTATTTGTGGGAGAAATATGTATGTCGAATATATTTTTTGGTTTGGAAGCAAATTGGGAGAGGGTAAAATTGAGACAAGTACGTCTATATACAAAACTCTTGAAGATGCTAAGCGGGAAGTTAATCCTATACAACATAAGATATTAGATATAAAGTCTTTTTCTCTAAGATATCTATCATGTCTTATCTGGGATGGTATACAGTTTTATGGCTGGTTATGGGATGGATCAAGACCAATAAAAAGATCGACACGAGAATCTTTAAATGCCTGTGAGATATATAGAGATAAGATTGCTTTCATTGATTATCATGGGAATAAGTATGATGCCGAATATTTCCAGAGATTTACCCAAACCGCTGAGCAATGCCGGTCGGCAAACAAACCAAGAATTGTTATGCTGGATGAAGAAGAACCTCCATATAGCGTTAATCCAACTTACATCCGGAATCTTCAAGAGATGTCAGCGGAAGCTGTGGAGAGATTAACGGAGTTGAAATGTTATAGCAGAGAAGAAGCATTCGACATCATTCAAGACTGGGCCAAAGAGTTTACAAAAAGATATAACAACTACGTTTTTGATGGAAGTTACTATAAGATGATAGATACGTTTATTGAAGAGAAATTAAGAACTATTTAAAACATATCTTATGAAAACACAAGAAGAATATGCCCGTGAGATTGACGAGATTGTTCGCCGTGATGTAGAGAGTTGCCAGATTGACTGGTTTAAGATTGATAAGGAAATATTCATGCTTCCGGAAAACAAGAACAAGACATTTATTCTCGGAACACGAAAGACAGGATGTGATTTGTTGATACTGGGAGGCACTAATTGTGATGAAAGTTATTTGGATGGGGTTTTTGGGTGTCTTGGTAATGAGAAATTCTATGTTTGCCAGCCAATATCTCTTTATAAGACAACACGAAATATCCATGAAAGACCTGCCTTGTACGCTTTTAAAATAGCGACCGAGTATTTCAGGGCGCATGGAATGGTTCCCGTATTTGAAAATTCACATTGTAAATTGATGAGATTATGAATATAGAGATAATAAGATATAGGCTTCCGATTTATTGGATTGGGGCTTTGATTAATGGTGACTACACTGGAATATCTAACGAGGAAGCGCAAGAAATTGATGACTTTGTAAAACATGCAGATGGTTGTCCAGTTGGTGTGGATTGGGGAACAGAAGGTTTTTATTCGTATAATGACGCAAACGCTATTGGCGGAACTTGTGTCGATGTTATTTTTAGCAAGTATAATCAATAGTTAACACTCAAAACTTAATAGATATGGACAACTCTATGGTCGCTCATTTGTGGGCAAACGAAAAGAAAGAATCCGCAAGAGGTAGTAATCTTTTCTTTGAAGGTAGAAGTATTTATTCTTATGGTTATCATTTTGAGGTTGGAAGAATCGTAAGAAATAAGTGTGGTGAAAAGGCGTATTTGCTTAACGATAAGTATTATTCTTTTTCCACCCGTAAACATCAACGTTATGTTCGTAGTGCAATACCAACTGGCTCAAAGGTATTTTCTGTTGGATATAATATGTCTGATGATGGCAGCATGGCTTTTATCACCAGTCGATTGGAGCTTATCAAAGAGGTTATCGAGAAATACAAGAAGGTTAGAACAAGCCTGTCTTATAGGGATGTTTGGGGAGTATTTAGAAATCTAATGGATTATATTGAGTTCTTTAATATGGGTACTCCCAAGAGCCTTCTTAAAAAGAGTGCAAACACCTGGATCGGAACTAAACATGAGTTATCTCATGAATCGGATAAGATTAAAAGTGAATATGTCCATGAGTTAAAGCGTGTGTTTGAGGTATTGCTAAATCATCAAGCGTTAGAAACTTTAGGAACGACCAATGTAATAGTAGATGAGATTTGTGGTGAAGGAACGTGGGCTAAGTATGTGGCCAGATGTCAGAGATGGGAAGACAGTCAGGCGAAAAAAGAGGCTTTAACTCTTGAAAAAAGAAGAAAAGAAAATGAGGCTCGCAAGAAAGAATTTGAAGAACAGATCGAGATGTGGAAGTCTGGCGAGATTCCAGAATTATATCTACATTATTATTTGGAGGATGACCAGCCTAACGTATGGCTTCGCATTAAGAATGGTATAATTGAGACCAGCTGGAATATCAAGATAAAACAAACCGAAGCTGAAAGACTTTGGGAATTGATAAAATTCTTCCATAATGGCGGTAAATTCCAACACGATATGGTATTGGATACAACCGGTCACAAATGGAAGATCAATAGCTATGAGAACGACCTATTGGTTGCTGGATGTCACAGGATTGCGTATAATGAAATGGAAAGTATTGCAAAACAGTTAGGATGGGATTAAGTGACGCTTGTATCATAGCGGTGCGATCACTATCAGATTTAGCGATGGCGTTTCCAATAGCATGTTTTGGAAACGTTCGAAGGATTAGATTTAGACATCAGCAGAGTCGTATGATTGCCTGAATCTTATTGCTGCGACCACTGCATCAACCACTGGGGGGGGTGAATTAAGTAGAAAATTTATAATGAAAATCATTGAAAAGTCATGAGTAATTTCAATAAAGAATATATAGAACATTGCGAAAGAAAGATACAAGATATTTTAAACGATGAAAGAGAATATAGTGATTGGACTCAGATCTGTTTCTCTATGAAAGATGCGATTCATGCAGCAGTTGAAGTGTGGGGAATATCTAATGAAGATGAAATACATAAAATGGGTTGTTTCATTAGAGAGATGGTTTTCAAGGAGATACTTAATATACGGGAATTTGATATAAATTTTAAAAAAAAGAATCATGACCCGGAATAAGGAATTGATCGTACCTAGAGGTATGGAGGCATCCAAAATGTCATGGATGGCGTTGCCGGTGGAGCCGGCGTGTATAGGTAAGACGTGCGGAGGGAAGCGAGGCGTCCGCCCATGTTCGTTGGATTGGCTGGACAGGCAAATAATATATAAACACATAAGAAGATATGAATATTAAAAAAGGAGATATGGTATCTATAAAGCAAGATTTTATAGACCGGAACAATAGATATGAATATGATAGCAGGGATATATGGGAGGTCAAGGAAGTGTATAAGATGGGTGGCGGATATCATGTGGCTGTAATAAACAATTTAACCGGTTACGGGAGCGCTCATCTATGCACATATAATATGGATTTAAGGACTATAGATGACCTTAAAGCAAGATTGCTACAAGATGATAATATAGCTAAAGTGAAAAATAACAATATAAATACATGTAAAATTATGGAAAAGAGAATGATAACAAAACCATTTGACTTAGAACTGGCAAAGAAAATTAGCAATGGTGAATATGATGGTGAGATTGTAACGGTCGGACATAATCATAAGGTAGAGTTAGTGTATTATAATAAAGATAGGGGGATGTTTAATACACTAGGAGTGATTTATTCTGATTATGGTATAACATCAGACTGGTTCTCTGATAATGGACTAGGAGCAAGAGGATGTAGGCTTTGTATTAATATTCCGGAATATACGGCATTTAAGGATGGGGATGTATTGAGCAATGAAGAAGGTGATTATTTATTCATATTGAATACAAACGGGGAATACCTTACGTCTTATCATGCCTCTTGGCAAGAAGGGGGTTATTTATATTTCGACAATGGAGCTGCCAATCAAAATAATATTGAGAGATATAGATATGCCACTGAGGACGAAAAGCGAGATTTTATTAACGATCTTAAGGCAAGTGAAGAACCTAAAGCCAAAATGTGTTTGAAACAATTCTTTGGTATTGAGATAGAGCCAGAGTATAAGTTAAAACCATTTGACAAAGTATTGGTAAGAAATAGCCAAGATGATGCATGGAATATTAGTTTATTTGCTAGAGAAATAACGGGTGTAAATTCTCATGGATATGAATGTGTACATGGGACGGTTTGGACTTATTGTATCCCTTATGGGGGCAATGAGGATCTTTTATAGAATAAAAAATGTATTAAAATGGAAAATAAAGAACAGGATTTTATCAATCGATATAAAGATGTGCAAGAATCCATCGTGAAGGCAATAGACAAGGCATTAGAACGGGCAATAGGGAACAAGGTAATAGATTTCGAGAAGTGTGAAGGCAATTATTTGGACGTCTATCCTCTTATCGGGGCGGTCTTACAGAAGGAGCTAAGGAGTGTACTTGGTGAAAATGTGAATAAGAGTATATCCCGGAATATGAAAATAAAGGCGACCAAGTACAGAAATGATTACAGGGTATGGTTGGACTATGCAGGAGATTACAGAAACGAAAATATAGAATAACATGAAATATCAAAATTTTATGTGCCCTTATGAGCTTGCATTAAAGCTGCATGAGTTGGGTGTAAATTCAGAGTCGGAATTTTATTTTGTGAAAGAGGTGAAAGGAGGGGGATCCAAAACAGAATCAATTGCACAAAATACAATGAGATATTCATACAGAAAAGAAGGAGACCTCATACCGGCTTATATGAGTCATGAACTTGGAGAGATACTACCAAGTATGATAAATATCAGTAAATCAAAAATATGGGATGACTGGTTGCAATTGACACAATATTTCCCGAATAAGGATATCGAATACTACGAAGCTGCCTATGTTCGTTACAATGCCTACGATTCGCCAACAGAAGTATATAGCGGATTTGGGGAAACAGAGGTGGAGTCAAGGGCGATGCTTCTCTTTGATTTGTTGGAAAAGAAGATATTGACACCTGATGGTTTGAATTTAAAGGAAGTGGATAGGAGAAAGGAATATGAGAACGAATTTGAATAGTACAAGTATGAGAAACACATGTCCAGAATTCCCGCTTTTCGGTGCGAATTATCCAGACGCGACTTGCATAGATGGCATATTGTATGATCTGGATAATGTAGGTGATGATGGTGTTCTAATCAAGCCATTGGAAGAGATCCCATGCCCATTCTGCAGAACAGAGGAGTTTATCAGATACGATCCATTCAATAAAGAGTATAGCATGGATAGTGAAGAGGATATAAGAGATTGGTATATGAGCTATATTAATGAAATGAGAAATAAGTATGGGGGAAAATAAGAAGAAACAAACACCATGCCGGAACTTGAAAGATTGGCATACGAACAAATGAAGGAGGTAAACGATGGAGACAGTAAGATTATCGGATTACTCTTCTTATGATAAAAACAAGGGAGGAATACAAAAATTGCGTCACAAATTCAGGAGTCAAATACTTGAATATTGGGGAGAAGATACCGGAATCCTAATAGGAACAACCATGGTATATGAAAGACATTTGTGGAACGAGGAAGTTAAAGTAATATGATTATGGACGATAGTAGGATAATGGAAGCGGCTAAATTGATAGCCAACTCCTCAGCGGCCTTGATAGAGGCTATGGGGATGATGAGTGAGAATATAGAGAGGGCTAACAGAGGGGAATCTCTGGCTTATACCGAAGATCAGTTTATGAGACTAATTCAAGATAACGGAATAACGTATAACGATGTAATACAAAGGGGTTAGAGATTATGAAGGACGTAGAAAGAGTAAATGCATTAAATAAAATGCTATTAAATGCGAACGTAGTAGCTTATGGAGCTATGGTTGATTTGATCAAGAGAACAGGGAGACTTGATCTTGATATGAGTAGCGTAGGCCATATAGATGATTTTCCGGCTGAAATAAGGATCTTTACCGATAACGGGTTGATTTGTTTATCTATAACATCCGTGTATTTATCGGGGGAAGATAATTTGATGGTTGATGGATATGATGAAAACAATGATAAAGTTGATGGGGGTGAATGTTTATTACGACCAGATAGACGAGGTAGTATATCTGGTTAAAATCATATTAGAAGAAATGGAGGGAAAAGATCATGGGGAAAGCAGTTAAAACAGATATAGAATATAAGGAAATATTAGAAAAATCACTATCAGCAATCCAATATCTAAGAATACATGGATTCTCGACGTACATGGAATCGGAGGGAATTGTTAATAGGATAATGATGTTTAAGGATAAGAATGAGATGAGGGATCGAAGGATTAAATCAATTCTATAGTGGTTGATCATAATGGTAGAAGAAGAAAGCGAATCATTCAATGATGAGATGATTAAGTTTATTGACAATATGTTTGGACGTGAGAATATGATAAGTGAAGGCAGTACTATAAGTGAAAACGATACTATATGTATAAATATTAAGTATCATAAAATAGGGGAAGTCTTTAACTATAAAGTTGGTATGTCTGAAATGACATTAAGAGTAGATAAGTGTGATAGATGTTCGGGATGCGCTTTTGAAAATTATATATATGATTGCGTAAAATCAGGTTGCTTGGGATGCGAAAGGGAAGATGGGGAGAGTGTTAGATATACAATAGTTAATACATAATTTACAAAGCATCATGAATGGAGAGAATATAATACCTAAGATAACAGACAAACGTGGGATGTTATGGAAACAGCCCCATAGGAGATACATAGAAATTGATGAGGAATACGCTTTAATGACCAAACAAACCTTTGAGGGTCTTAGAGAATATTCAGTAACGATCCCATCGGGGGAATATGAAGGGAAGATGTGGAAGGCCAATAGAGGAGGTATATGGTATCTATATTGGTATGATCATGACGATAATCCATCAATGATCAAAATAGAGCGAAGAGAAATATTGTTACTTAATTAATACAAAATAATATGGGAGATAGAGTGCAAGAAGCCAAAGAAGAAGGCATAAGACAAGGAATATGGCTATGCATACAAAAATTGGTGGAACTGGAAAGGTTTGATATGGCAAAATATTTTATGATATCCTTTGGATTTAATAAAAATGAGTGCGAGGGGTTATTAGATAAAAATGGTCTAAACGATAAAATGGATGTATTTATCAACCGATTATTTAACGAAAATAATCATATAAGGTATTTGAAGGATATAGGATATCATAAGATAGGTAGTATATTTAAATATAATACCGGCATGGAGAAAATAGAATTGGAGGTAATAGAGATTGATGATAGCAGTTGTGATGGATGTGTATTTAATAATAGGGGTTATTACTGCATGTATTCTTGTTGTTGCAATATAGATAGGGAAGACAATACAGATGTCATATACAAAGAAGTAAAAAGATCATGAGTTTAATAGATAAATTAGAGGATTTGGTGATCAAAGTAGACACCGAATACCAACAGAAGATGGAGGCGGTGATCCGGGAGATAGTTCCGGGGATGCCGGAAGGGAACGTGCGCCATGCCGCCGAGTGTATGTGTACGGACAGGATGGGGAGCATGATGGATATCGATATTTATATATTAAAGGAAGAGGATAGACCTTACGAATGCCATTATCTAAAGGATCTGCTGGAGGATAGGGTAGCTAGAATAGCCAAAATGCATGAGGATGAAAGTTATACATACAATATGGATGATAATTATTGGTGCGCCACATGTGGATCCCATTCTCATAAAAAGGATTCCAAGACAGGGTATTGTTGGTATTGCGATACAGTTAATTGGGCTAAAGAGGATGGGAAGGATGTTAGAATATAAAAACAAGCAATTATATAACAAGGAGGAATAAACATGGGAAGAGGTGTTAATACAGGCGCCTTGTCTCCGGTCGGCGGTATCGGGGAAATACGAATGCGAGCAAACCTGCGAAAAATAGTGGCGTACAAAGATTTCGCGAAACAGATGGTCATGGCACAATACGAATGATAGAGGAGATTGGTGATTAAAACATTAAATAACATTAAACATGAAAAAGAGTAGAAGAATTGTAAAGAAAATGAGCAAGAAGAGCCTTATCAACAAGAAGGCTCTTCGGTATATTATCGCAAACAGTAATTTATGTAAACATGCGATAAGAGAATTGGAATTAGCCGGATATAGCAAAGAAGAGGACGGTCCTAACAAATGGATGCGCGAACAGGTAATAGAAGCTGTCGCGCTGTTCTCTTCTCATGGTAACAGCGGATTCTCGGCACCATTTGAAATCAATCTCGTCAAGAAACTTTGCAGTTTTGATATAATCTCTCCTTTGAGATTTGACGATGGCGAATGGGAAAAAATAGGCTTAGACGGGAGTTGCCAGAATAAAAGAAAATCATCGATATTCAAAGAGCCGGACGGGAGTATCCATGATGTTGATGCATTTTCAAAAGTTCCTGTAAAAAAGTTTTTATTCGCCACTCGAACGTGGACGGAGAACATCCATAAGATAGGATGGATAGGAGGGTTGTTTGAGACGGACGAAAACGGAATACTCACTGGAAGATATTTTGGTAGATGTAATGTAAAAGACTATCAGAACGGATATATGCCAAAAGGCAAGAAAGAAATACCATGCAGGGAGATAGAGATATCGCCGGACAATTGGATTATGACAGTTGAATCAAACAATGAGGCTTTGATTGAATTGTCAAAGATTTATGATATAGTCTGGCGACAATGCCCTTGCTTGAAAGGCATAATGAATACCAACGTTACACCGGAACTTGAAAGATTGGCATGCGAACAAATGAAGGGATAAACAATGAATGACAAATTTGTAGACATGCCGAAATGCATGGCGGACAAATACGAAACCGCCGACTTTATTGCCAGCGATCCCGTCCAGTTCCCAAGGCGGTATTCCGGGCGGGACGCGGAGGTCAGTGGGTTCATTACTTCGTGGCTCTCGTTCGGGAATCGAAAGGCGATCATCGGGGCGGCGGAGATGAGGAAATGTCTTGATAAGATATTTGATTTGGCAATTAATGAAAGGCTTAAATAATTCAACACAAAATCATATAAGATGATAACTTCTATAAGGATAGACGACAACAAGAAGACTCCATTTAAATATATCCAAAAGATAAAAGCGTTCAAAAATGGCTCTGAGTTTATATTCAAGCCCGGCGTGAATGTGATTGTAGGCAAGAACGGGAGCGGGAAATCAACCCTCCTGAATATGATATCGAAGTACATGTTGTGCGAGAAAAAGATGTGTTCTGAATTACCGTCAGAAGCATTGTATTTCCCGGATATATTTGATGATGACAAGGTGCTTGACGGGATCAGTATTAAGTCGGATTATATCGGGAAGGTATTCCATCTCCTACAGCAAACTGAAATGAGAAAGGATGATATATTGGATAATATCAATAATTTAAGTTTGTATATGAATGGAGCATCTAGGTCCTCTGGGGAGAAGAACCTTCATGCCATGAACTCGCTTTTTGATTTTGTGTTTAACCAAGATGAGTATGCGTTTCCGATACAGAAACTTATGGAATTTAAGAAAAAGTCAAATGAGTTCTGGGCAAACAGGATCGACAATCTTTTAAAATACTACAAAGACAATCATGTGGTATTAATGGAGAAGGATTTTGAGTATACAATCATTATGGATGAGCCGGACAGGAATTTAGATATTGACAATATCATGGATCTGTACAAAGTATTGTCATTTCATAAACCGCAAACACAAATTATAGCCGTAATTCATAACCCGGCTTTGATTTACAAGTTGAGCAAGCTGGATTGCGTGAACTTTATTGAGATGACAAAAGGGTATTTGAAGAAAATTACTGGTTTTATGAATAAAAAATAAGAAAGGAGATGAGAGAAGAGTTGAGAACAATAGGATCAAAAGGACGCCATGTGTTTACAGCAACCTTTGTTAGATTGGGATTTAGGAATGGATACATTGGACCTGTAAAAACGATGCTTTTACAAGATGTGACACTTGATAGCAAAATAGTATCAGATCATTTGTGGTTCGATTTAACAAAAGGATTTAGTGGTGCTGATTTATCGCCAGGCGATGTGGTTGAGTTTTGCGCAAGGGTTAGTGCTTACGAGAAAGGATACAAGGGGCACAAGGATGATGTACTTAATAGACCGATAGAAAGAGACTATCGATTATCAAGACCGACAAAAATTAAAAAGATCGGGAAGAAATTAATATTAAAAGATGAGGGGAAATAATACATGATAATTATATGCCTAAAAAATTTATAATTTATTAAAATATAATGATATGAAAATTCAAGTAGAATTAAATTTGGAAGATGTATTCGAGGAAGCTATGTACAATGAAGCGACGTTGAAAGAGGAGTTTACCAGCTCGGTCAGGTTAGCTATAATACATGAACTTAAAGAAAAGTTCAAGAATGAGTTGATGAGAGAAATATCCAGTCCGATATCAGAGAAGATTGAGGATATAGCGAGAGAATCAATGAACGATCTTGTCGAGAACGCCAGCGAGAAGAAATATAGGTTCAGGTTAGATTATATGGATGAGGAGTTGACAGTAGACGAGTTTATAAGAGGCAGGATGAAGAAAGTTGTAGACAGCAACATCGAGACAATGGTAGAATCAAAAGCCAAATCTTTTGTCAATGAGTTAAGGAAAAGGTATGATATGGCGTTCGCTGCCTTTGTTGTAGATAGCATGAGAAAGCAAAATATGTTGAAGGATGAGAAGATAGCTGAACTGTTAAAAGATAATCCAGATGAGAGGTAGGGAGGATGCCAAAGGAAGGCGGCGATCGGTGCTCATGACACCGCCCGTACCGGAGAAGGTCAGGGTATTATCCCCGGCATGGTATAGGGCGGCAGTGGAGTTTCAAGGTAGGCCGGAGCAGGAGCGACTAGCCTTTTGCTCGTGGTGTTGTTGTTGTGGAGGGTGTAATTTGTGCGCGGATATAAGCAAATACAACATAAAAGGACTTAAAATATATGGAGGATAGTAATATGGAGATGGAGGAACTTAAAAATAAGTATAGTTTTTCCGATGGGTTGATGGAGAAAATAAAACACTCCATTGAGGTATTAAGAAAAGGGGAGGAGTTTGCCCTAAGATTTTACGATAAGGGATATTATCTAGCTTTCAGTGGAGGCAAGGATAGTCAGGCTCTTTACCATATAGCTAAATTAGCCGGCGTTAAGTTCGAGGCTCATATGAATATGACTACAGTGGATCCGGCGAACGTAGTATCTTTCGTGAAGAACAATTACCCAGACGTGATAAGGCATGTTCCGGATATTAATTTTACCAACTTATAAGAAAAAAGAAATGTCTTCCATCAAAAACGCAAAGATATTGCTGTGAAGTCCTCAAGGAGAGAGGAGGCGGAGGTACGGTGACTTTAGTAGGGATAAGGGCGGAGGAATCCAAGACAAGATCTAAAAGGAATGAGATCGGAGCCAGTAAAAGAAAGTATGATATATCATTCGATCAGTTTGATGAGCATAAGGAAAAGATGGTCTCTTGTGTTGGTGGAAAGGATAAGGTGATAATATCACCAATATTAGCATGGACGGACAAGGATGTATGGGAGTTCTTGAATAAGATGAATATCAAGCATTGCGACTTATATGACAAAGGGCTGAAAAGAATAGGATGTATATTATGCCCAATGTCAAGTATCGGAGAGATGATGAAATATCCGTTTGATTATCCTCATCAGACAAAGAAGTTCCTAAATGAGATAGAGATACTTGTAAAAGACGGTCACTATCAAGAGTTAGGAGAAAATCCAAATATGGTATTAGCGTGGTATTTATCAAAGAGAACAGTGGATGATTTTAAGGGACTGGTGAGAAGAGTACAATCCGGGAAATTCAAGCCTAATAAAAAGAATAGAGAGCTATGGGATAGATTCATAGATTATTTTGATATAAAAAATGCAAAATTTTAAATATGACAAAAAGAGAGGCCATGATATTAGCGTTAGAGGTATTCGCTCAAAGCGTTGATATTTTAATAGAATCGGATAAGGTAAGTAGATCGATACGGACCACGAAAGATTATGATTTGGTAAATATAGCTTTCTATGATTTAGCGGAAAGCCTTCAGAAAAAAGCTGATAGAATGAAAAAGTAAATTAACTATTAATAATCATTATTTAATTTAATTCAAAAACAAAATGTCTACTTTTGTAGACACATAAAAATTACACATATGAAAAAGAGTAAATTTGTAAAGGAGTTAGAGAGGATCATCGATATGGTTAAGGCCGAGGATGATGGTTTCGAGTATGGTGGTAAAGTCATTTTCTATAAAGAAGATGATGATAACTATGAAATCTCGGTAAAGAACATTGAGATGAATTTGGAAGTAGAAGCCAATGTTATGGCTGGTATGGATGATATGGATTTTACCTGCCTTATGAGTGAGGTTTACAAACAAAAGGCGGTAAAGGCTATAATGATGGAGAAGGATGACGATGAAGACAATTAATGAGATGACCGATCAGGAGATATATGATCTTACTGACGAGCAGATAGATAGATTGATCATAACAAGATGCGCTAAGGAGGGTGTTAGGTTTGTGGACGAACCTCCAGTTATGAAGAAATACGACTATAAACCTATTTCTCCATCTAATTTCTTCTACCTTTTAGAAGGATTGAGCATAGCTGTTTTTAATCAGGATGATGCTATTAAAATAGCTAAGTTCTTAAGTAAGTTTGATTTATACAAGACTACATACGATTTCACTATATCCAATGAGAAGATATATAATAAGTTGGATATAATCAATATCAAACATATTCCAATGTTTGATACGAAAGATGAGGAATCCTACAAATCTATCAAGGACAAGAATAATAAGATTGAGGAGGAGTATAAAGATCAGGTAGATAAATACAAGAAGGGTATAAAAAGAATGAGTGAAATCCACGCCGAGATCTGGTCGAAGGTAATCGATGTAAGAAATAAGATTGATCATATGAATCATCTTAGATTCCTTTTTGTAAAGGAATATCTTCCGTTGGTGGATCATGATACGAATACGGCTATGACGTTTTTTAAGAAAGCTTATGACGTGGATGATGATACGGGAAGATATATTCGTGAAGGGATAAAGGATTACCCATTGTTTAACAACAACATAGATTAATAAGATGCACAATTGGTTTAAATGTACGGTTTCTTATGAGACCGATGCCGAGAACGGTATGAAGAAGAAGGTAAAGGAAGAGTATTTAGTAGATGCTCTTTCTTATACCGAGTGTGAAGCTAGAATCATAGAGGAGATGAAACCGTTTATCTCCGGTGAGTTTAGTGTTGATATCAAACGATTCAGGATAGCGGAATTGTTTGCCATGGATGGAGACCGGTTCTATAAGGTCACGGCTGATTATATTACGATAGACGAGAAATCGAACAATGAGAAACGCAAGGCGTTTAACTACATCGTTCAGGCCAATGACCTTGATCATGCCAAAAAGAATTTCGAGGAAGGCATGAAAGGAACCATATCAGATTTCGTTGTCACTTGTATCAAGGAAGAGAAGAAACTGATGGACTTCTACGAGTTTGATGGTAAGATCAGGAATCCGGAGAAAAATGAGGATAGTAGGCAGTAAAACTAGCTACGAAACCACGTCGTCCATAGCCGAGAAGTTGATGGAGATAAGTAAAATGGAGGGTACGATTTATCGTATCCTCACATTGTCTAACAAAACTTATCTAGCTTCTAAATTAGGATATAGCAGATCGGGGTTCTATAAGAAGATACAAAACAGGAGTTTTAATATCCGGGAACTAGCTCAGATATTCGATACGATCATCAACTTCAAGGATCAAGATTGGACTGAGGGTAAGATTAATAGGCTTAAGAGGTATAGGGCTATGAGCCTTATGGAGTTCAACAAAAGTTATAAAAAGAAAAAGGCATGAGAGGTAGGATGTTACCGTGTGAGAGATGCGGAAGGATGGTAACCATAAGGAGCAAGGGGTTGTGCCCTGCGTGCCGGGCTAGGGAACTACCGCCAAAGGGAAGGGCGGCGATACGGGTGAAGGCCAAGCCAAAGGGGAAGAGCCTAGCCGTTTTCTTTGGCGCCCATGTGGCTAGATTGAGTATGACAAGGAGATCTGCTACCGGCGCATACATACCATGCCCGGGGGTAAGCAACATATGCCACTTATACCCTAAACGGAAATATAAATCAGTTGCCGAGGATAATGATAACATTATCTACTTGACGGTTGATGAGCATGCAAAATTCGATTATCTGTTAGATACGATGGATTTCAGCCGGCTCTTGGACGAGTTTGGCAACGTATGGCTGTTGGCAGCCAGACGGATGAGGGATCTCGCACCTAAAGTCGAGGAGGATGGTAAATTAAAAACCAGATTATTATCATGGATAGAAGAAAACAAAGATTACTTTTAGACCTAGGATATAAGGCTATAAGTGACACAGTATATAGTTATGGGACGATCATGGAAGTCATAAGCGATCAAGAATTGTTTGATGAGATGAAAGTTCGTTTATCCGAGAGACACAATGTGGCTATTGCGGATGATGGAGAGATAGGATGTTCGGCTTTAGGCAAGATTTTAGGCAAGATAAAGGACGAGAATGCGTCGTCATATTATTGGCGATCATCATTACCAGTATTAAGATCATATCATACAGATCCTAAATTTACCGCTTTCTTTGGCATATTAGACGTTTTATCAACGGTCCCGAAGAAAGATATGGTCGAGGAGGAAAAGCCTGTTGAAGAGCCTAAAAACGAGCCTAACGAGGAGATGGAGGTTGAGTATGATCTGGAGACAGAGCAACAGTATTATGCCGCTGAATGGATAAAGGATATCCCGACACCTGTGTTATATAGAATGACTGTAGCCGGCAAACGTGTGTATTATGAGATGGATGTTGATGGGTATCCTATCATATACGATGGAGCCACTAACAATATCGCCAATGGGTATTGTGATACGTCCGGAGCCTTGGAGAAGTGGAAGAATGAGATGAGGCTCAAGGGTAAGGATCCTGATGAGTACGCTAACTACAGGGCTGATCTGGGTACTATCATGCATTATCTATTTGGGTTGTATCTGACCGGGGTTAACATAAAGCTGATCCCGACATGGATCAGGAAGGTGGTCAAGGAAGCCAAGCTAAGAATAGACAAGTATAGGATGGAGCGGATATTAGTGGATAACATTGATGAGCTGATAGAGGATCTGATATCATTCGCTATATTCTGCAAGGAAAGACATGTTAAACCGGTATTGATCGAAAAGATGCTGAGGTCAAGCAGATTGAAGGTGGCTTCTTCGGTGGACGCCGTGGTGGAGATGGATAGCGAGCCGGAGATGGTGGAGATAGAGGTCGAGACAGGAGAGTTTTATAAGGTGGGAGCCAAGAAAGGTCAGCCTAAGACGGAGAAAAAGAAGATAAAGAGATGCAGGAGGATATTCGCTATATTGGACTTCAAATCAAACAGGAAAGGCAATTTCTATGACGAGTACGCTTTCCAGCTTGAGCTATATAGAAGAATGATACTGGAGAATTACGGAAAGATATTGGAGATAGAGGAGATATATAACTTCGCTCCGGGTGATCCTACCGCTAAGACAAGTCAATATAAGTTGAAGAGACAGACTGACAACCCTATATTGAATATGGCTACCGTAGTATATCTTCAAGGTAAGTATAAGTTTGAGAAAACCAATTATACGGTTACGTCAAGGATCGGGTCTTTAGATATAGAGGGTGATTTCGAGTTGAATGGTTTGATAAGAAAAGAGTCGCTGAGAGATTATATATATAGAGTGATGAGTGAGAGGAGAGGATGATGGAATTTAGGGAGTTCAATAAGAGCGTTCATCGGTATGAGCTGGATCATAGCAAACCAAGGAGGAAGCTGACGTGCCCGCAATGCGGCAAGGATAAGTGTTTTACGCCGTACGTGGACGTAACCACCGGTCAGATCGTTGGAGAGCAGTTTGGGGTGTGTGATCATAAAAATAAATGTGGTTACTTTAAATATCCAACAGGGAGCGAACTTGGGAACAATGATCTTTTTACCGATTCAAACAAAGTATTAAGGAGGTACAGATCTCCCGTGGATCCGGATATAGCCAACTGCATTCCGGTAAGCAAGATGTTTGAGACGCTTAATCCTTTCGAGACATCCGATCTTCAGGATTATCTATCCAATATCTTCGGATCGTATCATACCAATAGGGCATTTAGCTTGTATAAGGTGGGGATGATGAGATTCGGGGACTGGGGTAAGTGCTGTGTGTTCTGGCAACTGGATAAGAATTGGGTAGTGCGGACCGGAAAGATAATGGACTACGGGCCTGACGGGAAGAGGGTAAAGGTTCCCATGGATCACGTATGTTGGGTGCATATACTGGACGGTCAGGATTACCTGCTTAGGCAATGCCTGTTCGGGGAGTTTCTTATCAACTTCTATCCCAATGACGCTCCGGTGTATATAGTAGAGTCAGAGAAGACGGCTGTTATCTGCAACATTGTGTACCCTAGTAGGTTGTTTATGGCCTGTGGCGGTATCCATATGTTGAAGAGGGAGATGATAGAGACATTGGGTAGGAGGCGGATAGTCCTGTACCCGGATAAGGGCGACGCTTTCAACGAATGGAGAAAGAAGGTAGACAAGGATATGAGGGGGATGAATATAGAGATAAGTAATTTTCTAGAATCAAAACCCAATATAAATGAGGGAATGGATATAGCGGATTATTTTATTATTAAACAAATTTACAATGGCAAAGGTAGTTAACAATTACAAGAAATTCAAGGTGCTTGAAATAACAAGACAGGAGATGATGGATAAGCTCACCAGATATGGGTGCTTAGGTATTTGCGATATGTGTAACAGACCTACGTCCGTGGGCTATTATGTAGCGGTAATCAATCAATGGATATGCGAGGACTGTTATAATGATTTCATCAAATCGGTTGACAGGTATGAGGAGGATATGAGAATAGAGAACAGAAATTTTGATAGATTCTGCAATCTATTTAATGTTGAGATAGAAGAAAAGGTATGAAAGAACTGTCTTTAGCCCAGAAAGCTATGTTAAACGGATCCGTATGTCCATATTGCAAGATCCCATCCACTATGATAAATACGGTGGAGGGGAAGCAAGTTGGGTGCGAGAAGTGTAGGGCTTGGATGAGATCCGATCCTTTTGGGAAACCGATGGGGAGGCTGGCTAAGCCGGATCTTCTTAGGAGTATGGATATGGTAATGACTGAGATTAATATATTTGCGTATAGGACAAAACGGGATGTACAGGATATTTACAAAAGCCTATCTGATGAATTGGATATACCAATAGAACATGTATCCCCATATAAGATGTCTTTGCCATCACTACTTAATACCATGAGATATATTGAAAAGTATGGCGATAATCATATACGGATATATGATAGAACCATGGTAAAGAAGGCTTGCCCTAGGCACGGAGCGGTGGCGATCGGGAGCAACGCCTGCCACGGGTGCCCGGAGTTCCTGTTCCATGTGGTAAACAACACGACCGATACGGTGGTGTGTGATATGGATATGGGCTATGGCGACTGTATAAAGAAGAGAAATAATAAATTTGGTAGATAATATTAATTATATAAAAGATGAAGGTAATTTTTATTCATAAGCCTACTGGATATTATGTAGGAGGGTCGATGTTCGACAAGTCTTATTGCAAGGATAAGATGATAGAGAAAGGAATAAGTAAGGATCGAGCCGAGAAGTTAAGTGATATAATAGGCCCATACGCATGCATATGGGAGGTGGAGAACGGAGATGACCCTTATGAGAGTATGAGATCTAGGCTAAAGGATAAAGCTTCATATCTGGATGGAGAGGATCTTATCATGGAGAATTATGATGATGAGGAGGACGAAGAGGATGGGGAGATCGACTGAATATTACAGAACACATCCGGAAGCCAGAAAGAAGAAGGCTGAGACGGATAAGAAGATCAACGCCAGACCTGAGCAGAAAGCCAAGAGACGGGAGTTGGGTCGTAAGAACTACAAGACCGATAAGTTGAAGGGAAAGGCTTATCGGAAGGGGAAGGACCTATGCCATACAGCTAAGGGGTTAAGATATAAATCAAGATCAGCTAACAGAGGATCTAAATCCGATACGGCTGGCGATAGAAACGCAAGAGGATGAGTGAGGATAGGATATGGAGGTCATCCAAGGAGATTATCATGGATGCCTATGAGAGAATAAGAAAGTATCAGTTGGGAGAGCTTCTCCCGGCTCGTACTGGATACGCTTATCTTGACAAGGCGTTGCTGGGAGGGTTCTACCCACAACATGCGGTGGCTATCGGCGCCAGGCCCGGAGTCGGCAAGTCTTATTTGGCGCAGAAGATCATGAGCAATGTGATGAATGTCAATATCAATCCACAGGCAGATGATTATGTATGGTTAAGATGTGAGTTTGAGATGAACCCAGAAGATTTGATGTTGCGTTCACTATCAAAAAAAATGGGAAAGGATATACAAGATATTCTCCTTAACGAGATGTCTGATGAAGAGATAAAGGAAATGCAGAAATGTCTTAAGGAGGAAAACTCCAGCAGAATAACATACATCCCTAAACCATCAACCGTAGATGAGCTTCAAAACTTTCTGTGGAATGAGTATATGCCAATAAACAAAGATAAAAAAATGGTATTCGTGTCTATAGATCATACGGCCCTGATACAAGGTTCAGGAGATGCCAAAAGGAATATCGACTCGTTGATAACCATGTGCAATATAGCTAAAAGGACTTTTCCTAATATTTTCTTTCTTATAATATCCCAACTCAATCGTGATATCGAAGGACGACGGGATCCAAAAGATCATATGCCAAAGCAATCTGATTTTTATCAATCAGATACATTGGGACAGTTATGTACGGCTATGGTAGCGTTAAATATCCCGAAGAGATACGGGTACTCCTCATACATGCAATTTCCGCAAGGATGGTATCCTAATCTGGAACGTTTTAAAAGTGAATCAAGACGATCCTTCCGTGTGGATGGATTATTATTCCATCATATCGTAAAGGTCCGTCAACGGTCATTAGAGGAGATTGATGCGATACATGTAGATATCATGAAAGGATATGAGCGATATTATCCTGATGGAGGGGTGGTGCGCCAAGAAAGACCGGGAGGCTCGGATGCCCCCGTGGGTAGCGGCAAGCCGGACACGACCGTGGTGACGCTGCCGCCCCCGCCTCCCAGTATCCCGTTGGAGCAACAATATATACCGCCTAGTGATGATTTCAATATAGTACATGACGAAACACCTTATTGACATGAGATTGAGACATAATTACTTGCTTGTAGTGATAAAGGTGCTGGAAATGTTCTTGAAGACCGTATTGTCGGTTGAGGATAAGATGGGGATAAAGGAAATTATATCCTCGTTAAAGGAAATGGCTAAATACAGCATCAGATATATCATAAACCGGGAACGGGAAAAGGAGATCATGAGTATCTGTGATGAGGTATCCAATAAAGTACAGGAGTATAAAAGGATAAATGACAACTCAATGATATTGGAATTGGAGAACCTAAAAAGGGAAGTTGTGGCGGTGGAGGATCTTCTTAGCTCATACAAGGGGGTTCTTGACGCCGAACTGGTGATAGCCGAGGATGATATCAGAATCATACGGGACAAGATCGCTATAAGCCTGAGGGAGGACGGAACATGTAAGAGCATGACTGATGCTGATAAAAGGGCTAGGGTGGACGTAAGATACGAGAGGGCGTTAGAGGATTATCGAATCCTTCTAAGATGCGCTAATACGGTTAGGGCTAAGATGTCGGTTGTAGGGCATCTTAACCAATCTATAAATCAATCTATATCAGTTGGTAGAGTTGGTATGGCTAATGAATCTTATACGGTAAAACAGTATGAAAAAGGGAAAGAGATTATCGAAAGCAGACGCCCTTAGGGTGTTGAGAAGAGCTTACGATCTAATAAAGAATGATAATTATACATTTATGTGCAGAGCAATAGAAAAGGCAGCGGTTGAATTATCACTTGCTGAAAGATCATGTGTGGCGTGTTATCTTATACCAGAACTGAAGATGTCCAAACCTGTAAACAGAAAAATGGAGATTTTTGGTTTCATTCATCAAAGAAAAACATAAGGTTACATATAATAGATACGCTAATAGATATATATAACGGAAATGATCATCCCGATATAGTCGAGAGGGTAGCCAGAAAGATCAGGTCAATATTTTAACTCATTAGCTTATGTATATAAATTTTGAACAGATGATGACATCAGGATTAACGATGTCTGATGTCGGGTATCTTTTGATGATCCGGCAGAAAGAGGAGATGGCTAGCGTCATTCCAAAGGAGAAAATAGATAGTTATAAAGCATCTGGTTATATCGAGCTTCAGAAGAATGGGAAGTGGAAGATAACGCCAAGGGGAGGGTCGCTGCTGATGCTGATAGAGACACCCGGCCTGACACCGGAGGTCGAGGGGATCCGGGACCGTATCGTTGGTGTGTATAACGATATGGGTAAGGATACAGGAGCTATCAAGGAGGTAGAGAAACGGCTCGTATGGTTCGTAGCTAATACCAACTTCAAGGAGGGACCTATAGTAAGAGCCGTAATATCCCACATAGATCTTAAACGTGAGTATACGATGAGATTGGATAACTTGATATGGAAACCATCAAATGTATATAGTGTGCATATGAGTTTATCGGAATCAACGTTATTCGATACGATCATAAAAATGTATGGCATGACGTCTGACTTGTATCTTAGGGAGAACAAGAACAAGGAACTGGCATGGTTGTTCGCCATAAGCCGGCTCCCGGATCCTCCCAAGAAAATGGATAAGGAATACGCTATCACAGGCGATGTTAAGATGGACATCGAAAGGATATCGGATATAAAAAAAGAATTAGGTAGAAGATTAAAAATGTCGATTTAGTATGGAAAGAAAAGAAGTTGAAAAAGTAGTCAAGGAAACGATATTCGAGAAAATGGGTGAGTTTACGAGTCTTAATCATGCCGCCGAGATCAATAACGAGGATGATCTGGAAACTGACATGGGTATGGATCCCTTGGATTTCGTAGAGGTGGTGATGGGGATTGAAGAGAAGATGGATATAAGGATTCCGGATGATGTCTTTGGCGATAAATCTGTCGATGAACTAACTGTAGGGATTTTTGTGGATATGTTGTATGATTGGGTTAAGGGTAAGTAATGGATTTCGGATATGATGATTGGGAAGAGGGGTTAGAGACCCCTCTTGTCGATGATTGTGATGACGATCATGAGGAGGAAGAATATGATTTCAGTTAAGGAGTTAAGACCGGGCAATCTTGTAAAAGACAAAGCTGGTGATATATGGAGAGTAGGGTGCGTTACTGGTATGCGTAATGAAAGTAAGTCATTGATCCTTGAATGTGAGGTTGATGATGGGATAATGAAATGGTATTCCGGGGAAGATGATGTCATACCTATTGAGATAGATGATAATATACTTGATACTATCTATTTCAAGCGTGATAAGGGGCGGGATGTATATCGAGGCTATGGAATATCTATAGAGATTTTTGATGATGGGTATTATCTTGGGCTTAGGGATCTGGAAGACGATCTAAGCGATCCTATTCAGATTAAGAATCTTCACCATCTACAAAACCTGTTAATGGACTTATACGGACATGACATAAAAATAGATAAGCTTTATGGTAATACCGGAGAATAACTTATTATGTAAGGTTATAAACGGAGAGAAGGTTCTCGCCGCCTCTTACTCGCAGATAGACACGTTCATCCAGTGCCCATATAAATGGTATAAGACTTACGTGGAGGGTCACAGATCCACGGAAAAGCACGAAGCTACGTCATATGGTACGGTTATCCACCAGACAATGGAGTATTTCTTCAAGAACGGATGCAGACCTTCTTATGAGGATATGAGTAAGGCTTTCAATTACTACGCCGATATAGAACAGATTCCTTTTGATAGCGTAAAATCCCAGATCGAGTCTATGCAACATGCGGCTAGGCTAATAAGATGGATTGTGGGGTTGTTTGAGAAGGATGCTGCTGGCAATTATAAGAAGGCATGGTCTGATCTTACGCCAATGGAGAAGGTGGTCCGGGGGTCGAGACCGGCCGGCGTGGAGGAGAGCTTCGTCCTGCCCTATAAGCTACCCAAGCCACTTACCTTGGATGGCGTGACGTACGATAAGGTGCATATCATAGGATCGGTGGACTGGCGTGGAGAGTATAAGACAAAGGACAGGATAGTCATGTATACGATAGACTGGAAGTCCGGGAGAAAGTTATTCGATGAAGACAAGCTGCTTCATAATCTCCAGCATCCGATATACGCCTTCTACATACTGAGAAAGTACAAGGTATTACCGGATATGTGCAGCTATTTCTTTACCCGCATGCTGGACAATCAGAACGTGAAGGTAGATAAGGAGAAAGTAGAGAGGTCGGTCAAGGAGCTTAACGATATTCTCCTTGATATGTATGATTTCGAGACAAATAAAATAGATAGCTATCAAGCTCACGTTTGGGACGACGCCAAACAGGGGTATAAGTACGAGAAGCGCTACCTCATGGGACGCCAGCCGGCCTGCCTTGAACCCCGCCCCAAGCCCTTGTGTTTTTGGTGCGATTTCTCGATCCACAAACAAGGGACATGCAGGTACTCATCGGATTGGGATGAGTCAAAAAGAAAGAATAAAAAAAAGATTAACTTTATTAAAAAGCCTAGGTAAATATCTAGGCTTTAATTATATTTGTATCACTAAAAGAGCTAATTATGTACAAAAGTGAAAAAGAAAAACAGATATTAGATCTTCTGATGTCTAGAAAGGATATCAGGAAATTGGTAGAGAAATCAAATGAATGTTATTCTAAAATGGATTTCGTTGGTGCCATGAGATACCGGCAAGAGATAAAGGATATCGTAGATCGAGAATCTAAAATCATGTTGACAAAAAGTGAGTCTTTGATAGGCTTGATGAATAATGCTGATAATGAATATAAATTCAATATGCTGGTATGGCTACATTCCATGATGTGTATGGCGGATGTATTTAGCGGGATATTGGAGGATTTCAAGGATGGGGTAAGAAAAGCCAATGGTAACTCCAAGTTCGTTAAGTTCGATAATCTGGATCGGTTAATGGCAGAATGTAAGAAGGAGATTGATTACCTGATGAAAGGCACAAGTAAATCATTCCAGATATCTTTTGCCGTAAGAAGCGATGAGCTAAGGGAGATGATAGAGAATATGGTTGGCGACAATATCCGGGAAGGGTATGATATGTTTAAGGAAGAGGCTAAGATGACCAAGGAGACAGACAGGAGCAAGATAGAGGAATTTAATAAAAAGCTTGACCATGATCAAATGTAATATAAAGCTAGGCGATATAGTCCATACCCAGATAGGAGTAGGAGAGGTGATAGCCATAAGCAAAACCAAAGAAACTTTGATGGTGAAGATGGATGATGGTCGGGAATGCCCTATAAGACTAGAGTACGTAAAAGACGTTTTTGATAACTACAAATCCAAATGATTTACAAATTAAGACCATATCAAGAGGAGTGTGTTAAAAGTATCTCCGATTACATAAATTCTGATAGACATGATCCGGTATTGATCGTAGGTCCTGTAGGTTGCGGTAAGTCACTGCTGATAGCAGAGGCGGCTAGATTGATGGGAGATAAGACGCTGATTTTACAACCATCAAAAGAATTGCTGCAACAGAACCACGACAAGATAACGTCGTATGGCATACCGGCTACCATCTACTCCGCTTCCTGTGGTAAGAAAGAGCTGTCTAATATGATATACGCCACGTTAGGGTCTATCAAGAAGGTTGTTGATAAGCTTAAGGAGATGGGGGTCAGGAACGTGTTGATAGATGAGGCTCATGCCGGGTATAGCCCGGAGGACGGCAGTGAGTTCATGACATTCATGAATGAACTGAAACCGAAAAAGGTGATAGGGTTTACCGCTACACCATGCAGGCTTAAAACGATATCGATAGGGCAGGTGTCATATTCCCAGCTTAATTTCATCACTCGTATGAGACCGGTATATTTCAAGAACCTGATTCACGTGATACAGGTAGAGGAGATGATAAGGCAAGGATTTTGGACACCTCTTAAATATGAGACATGGGATTTCAATGGAGATGCCCTTAAACTTAATTCTAACGGCTCCGAATATACGGCCGAGTCTATTAGTGAGGCGGTGAGAAAAAACGGCTTAAACAACCTTATTTTACGTCGGTTGATGGTATTAAAAGACGTATGCAGATCTATACTGGTGTTTATGGATTCTGTTGAGAGCTGCAATACCGCCGCCGAATGGATGAACGCAAAGATATGCGCTGGCATGGCGGAAGTGGTTCACGGAGGCACGCCAAAGAAACAGCGGGAGGCTATAGTCGAGGGGTTCAAGTCAGGTAAGACGAAGGTAGTGTTCAACTATTCCGCCCTCGGTACGGGATTCGATCATCCGGGTCTGGATTGCGTGATAGTAGGAAGGCCGACATTCTCGTTCTCGTCGTTTTATCAGTGGCTTGGAAGGGCAGTCCGTATAAAAGACGGAAAGGATAGTGCTTTGGTCGTTGATTGTTGTAACAACTCGTCAAGGTTCGGTGATATAAGGAAACTTAGTATAGAGAACTACAAGGGGTATGGATGGGGAGTGTTTATCGGCGATAAGCTAATAACTAATATCCCGATGGGGGATAAGGTAACGAAAACAGATCTGGATATCAAAGCCGCCAAGAAAGATCGTAGGAGGGGGCTGGCGCAGGGCGTAACCGCCGCCCCTGTTCCCGGAAGGCCGGATCATCCCCTTGGATCTACGGTGATGACATTCGGCAAGTATTGTGGATGGATGTTTCATTCGATTCCAGTATCGTATTTCAAATTCATAAACGAGATATTTGACTGGGATAATGACAGGAACAAGGATATAAAAGAATACATAGATTTTTTAATCAAAAACAACAGATTATGACAGGATGTATATATCATGAGGCTGATCTTGACGGAGTAATGTCAGCGGCTATAGTAAAAAAGTATTTCAAAGGGGACATTGATCTTCTTCCTTACAATTACGGCAAGGAAATACCTGACGTGAATAAATATGATAAGGTGTTTGTAGTTGACGTGTCATTTGGAAACAGAACAAGATTCCTTTTCGATGAGTGGAAGGATAAAGGTACAGATGTCATATGGATAGACCATCATAAGACAGCCATAGACGATATGAGGGATTACGAGGTAAAGGGCAAGAGGCGTATAGGGACGGCGACCTGTGAGCTTACGTGGGAATATCTTTTCGATGACATCAAAACTCCTAATGTGGTAGAATTATTGAGTGCTTATGATGTATGGGATCACGACCGGTTCGAGTGGAGTGACGTTCTTTCATTCCAATATGGGATGAGAGGGTATTGCGGGCTTGACGTTGACATGGTCAGGGAGGTGCTAAACAAGGCAAATGGTGAGTTTGTTTCCGATATGATAAGAAATGGCGAGGCCATAATAGAGTATATCATCGAGAAAAACAGAGGAGAAATGAAGATGTTCTCATTCGAGGCAGATATATTTGGATACAAGGCGATATGTATGAATACTACGGAGTTTAACTCCACCACATTCGAGTCTATGTACGATCCTAGAAAACATGATTTGATGATGCCATTTTGCTGGAACGGCAGATTCTTCAGATGCTCGTTCTATACCACCAAGAAGGAGGTGGATGTCTCGGCGCTGGCACGCAAGGCCAACCCATGTGGAGGAGGCCATAAGGCGGCTGCCGGATTCCAGCTTAGCGTGGAGGATATGATGGGATTTTTGAAAGAAAGGAGGATGTGATATGGTAGGGTTGATATCTATTATTATAATAACAGTAATCTCCTTTGCCATGATGATGGAGGGATGGGAAAAATATGATTCACAAAAGTTTTACACAGGGTTGCTTGTAATAGGCATAAGTATCATAATGATATTTCCAGTAATGCAATATAATATGGAGAATATGAAAAACGTGTATAAATTTAATAAACTTAACGAGATGAAGCTAGATGATTACGGTTTCGGTTTATTCGAGTACAATGGCGCTCTTTATTTCAAGGAGGCAGATGAAGGGAGATGCTTTGATGTGAGAAGCGGAAATGAGGTTATTATCGGGAAAGATAAGATTGTAACGGTCTTGGAGGATTGATCATGAGAAAGCTTAATGACACCAACAGGACAAGGAAGAGGAGCGTACGGCACTCATGGATAAAGGCGGGTCCGGGGATCCAACGCTGCGCTATTTGTGGGATCACGAAGCGAAGTGAGTATATAGACGGGAAGACCGTTCATTGCGTGCATCTATCATCTGATGAGCTTTACTCTATGACAGGAGAGACACCAGAATGCAGGGATTTAAGCGAGTTTTATTAATTAAAAACATGAGATATGGCAACGTGGTATAAAACCGGGGAGGAAATAAAAGCTATGTATCCAGACATAATCTTTGAAGAATATTGGATAACGAGAGAAGATGCCGCTAAGCTGAAGAGGCACGAACCTGTCATAAAAGGATGGGCTACAATAGAAATGAATGGTAATATTTTATCATGTATTGCAGGGAAAAATAAGAGCGATGAACGAGATATATTATTACATATTAAAGCATTATCCTCACTTGATGATGATGTAGCAATAAGAATACACCAAGAGGGAGGGGGAAAGGATATGAAATACGAATTTAATAAATTTGACAAGGTCTTTTGCGAGGGTGAGATCTGGGAGGTTGAAAGAACGGCGGATAATACAGGTACGATGAAATTATCAACGTTATATCCAAAGGGATATGGTTTCATGTGGGCTGGAGAGGATGAGGTATTGCCGCTACATATAGCTATAAGGGAACGGCTTATAGACAAGGATGAGGCGGAGGAGATAGTAATGAATAGCAATAAGGCCTTATCGGAGGAGATCATCCAGCCAGATGGGAATGAGGACGCCAATAAAGGAGGTGGGCTGCCAGGCAAGGACGGGACGGGGAAGGACGACCGGGCCGACGGTAAACTCCGGTGGGATCTCCTTCCTTTGGCTGAGATAGAGGACATCGTGAGGGTATATACGGAAGGTGCCAAGAAGTACGCTGATAACTCATGGCAGGATATACCTGATGGGTTCAATCGTTATCTAGGTGCACTCATGAGACACTTGGTTGCTTATACGAAAGGGGAGAGATATGATAAGGAGGGATTCATGCATCTATCCGCCGTATGCTGGAACGCCATAGCGTTATTATATTACGATAAACATAACAAAGGGCTTATAGAATGGAAGAGTCAGGAAAAAGAGTAGTAGATGAGAGATTAAGAGCTATCGACAAAAGAACAGGTAAATACGTTAATGTAATCAAGCGCACTATTGATGATAGCCTATTCCCGATAGTTAAGTATCTCAGTTACAGTTATAATGAATTAAATTATGATTATGTAAGGAATCTGAATTTTGATGTAGACGTAAATTGGGAGCAGCGTAGATATCAGATTGTTAAGGATTTATTATCTAACAATTTCGATGGGAGAAAGATGAGTATAGATGAGGTAGATAATGCTATATTTACCGCTGATTTGATTATTAACAGATTAATAACTATTTGAGATGGTAAGAATTGATTTTTTCACGAAGAAAGACGCTGGATACAGCGACTACATGCGATATATTATCGCCAACACATTACAGGAGTATGAGGGTGAGGTCACGTTAAACCAGATCCCGGAGAACAAAGCCACGGATGAGGAGATATCCAAGTACGGTATAGAGGTATATCCTACTATTATCGTCAGTGGAGATAATATGGATGGCTTTAATAAACTTGAGGGGATGTGCAGAAAGGCTGATCTTATTAACGTCATGTCATTATACGATAAGAAATAGGCTCATGACGCTAAGTGATAAATATTTTGGCTGGAAAGATATATTCTTTGACAGGTTCGTGCATTGTTGTAATGAAAAAAGCGGTCAACCACAAGGGAGTAATATACCTCTAGCCAAAATAAACTTCGACAACAAGACGGGATATGTGGAGGACGGGACTATTAATATAGCCGAGCTTCTTCAATATCTTTGGATAAATAATAAGGTCTATAGGTGTGAATATGCGCCCATAGATATATCTTCCGCCTTGCAAACATTGATCAGATTGACCGAGAACGCTAAACATATGTTTGAGGATCAACCGGGTGTATATGACATGATCCCATATAGAGGGTTTTTCCTTAGAGATGACTTTTCATCCGGGAAAGATTATTCACTTGATTTGGATAAAATAGTGAGCGGGATGGGAGGATGGTATGGGGAGGATGAGGATCCATGTTACTCGATGTTCGTCAGTCAAGATCAGATATGGAACTTGAACCCGATATTGAAGGTATTAGCTGATGAGGGATCTATTCTAGCCAAGGAACTTGGGTATGATATGAACTCATATGTCAGCGATAATGGATACACGATATACAACCCCTACCTCTCGTGGATTAATCATTACTATCATTATTGCCCGACATTTAATGAGGATAAACTGAAACCTTGGGATAGGGTGGAAGACAGAAAGAATAAATTCAAGATGACGGATAAGGTCAAGAGAGGCGCCAATAATTGGTATTATTCAGGCGGGACTATATCTTGTGTGGATAATTTCTTGGGGAAAGAATACAGGAAAAATCTCCGAACCTTCATATATCGTGGAATAGTATTCTTTTTAGATCGGATATGGCATACACCATTGTTTGAGAAGATGGGCGTGAAAATGAAGTACAACGCTTATTATTGTTATGCCGCTACCTCCGGGATATGGTATAGTAAGGGATTCAAGGAAAGACTAGCCAAAAGGTTTAACAGGTCGCTGAGCGGCGGCGGGGAGCCGTTCGGGGCTAACCTAGCCTGCATGGTATGTGACCGTAAGGATATCGATTGGGAGGCGCTTCGTCTTTGGCTTGACAAATACGATGATCCTACTGATAAGGGCATGGTGAATAGCCCTATTCAATTTATGTATTTATATTTATATTACACTTTTAACAAATAATTTGAAATGAAGAAGATAAATAACTGGGTTATAAGAACATTTGGGTTGAGAGGCTCATGGAGCTGGGCTAAGAAACAGATGTTAAATGGAGCGATCATTAAACGTAAGGCTACTACAGGGACATACAAAATAGCTATTGATGATGACAAGAATAGGTTACTTGTAGCCACATGGGATCATCTAGATCAAAGTCCTGTATGGGAAAGGTGCCCGCATAGTTTATTAGATGAAGATGCGGTTGATTATTTTGTCACAGCTCATAAGGAATTATCATATGGAGGCATAAAGATCAGGATGAAAGATGAATTTAATTGTAACGATAAAATATCGAAAGTATGAAAAAGATTACTGATAAAGACGTAGAGCGCCTTAAAGCCGGGAAGAAGATAACAAAAGGATTTATCCATATGCAATTAGATGATAAGGGAAGATTGAACTTGTGGAGTGATATCAACATAACTGACAATTATAGAAGTCTTAAGATAGACGCTAACAAATTGTTTGGTCATGGGATTCTTTCAGAGGGATATGATAAATTGAGAGTTATAAATATAGGACAACAGGGACGAAGGTAATGAAAGTGCATATTATTAATCATCGCTGCGGTGACGATGAAATAGAAGTTAAAAATGGCATACGAGTTTTTGATTGGGTTGGGAATGAGTTTATTATCAATCTAAATAATTTTGGGGAACTGGAAATAAATGGATTGAATGAAGGTTTATGCATTATACCTCAATACGGGAACCAAATTGTCATAAAGAAACAGATTTAAAGCAATGCATGACGCTAAGAAAGAAGCAATATAGGTGATGAAGGGTAGATATGAATTATTTAATAATTAAAACAATTATGGCAAAGAAACAGTTAAAGATCCCGTTTAAGGACGGGAGACCATGTAAATGGGTTAAGGATGTTCATGATGAGGAACGCGATAATTATGAGTTTGATGAATGCCTTGAGATATACGGGTTCGTCCGTGGACGCTCCTCCGCCGTAATGATATTAAGACCGGCAGATGATCATGGGAAGGATTTCAATTATGTCAACAGTATCTATTATCAAGTATTTTTGACAGATAGCAAGGAGATAATACAACATATGATACATGGGGTCATATACGGTAAATGGACTTTTGTTAAAAGGGGAGAAAATTTTGGTATAAAATTGGTTAAGGTCTTGCCGGGGATACACAAATGTATATTACGTATAGCCGAAAAGGATATTTTTGGCCATGAAAGTAAATAAAAATGGAATTTATGAAAGCGGAGAAAAATATGACAGTACAAGATTTGATAGACGAATTGATGCTTGTCAAGGATAAGAGTAAGGGAATAAGGGTTGTTGTAAATAACATCATACCCTGCTTCTTTATTTGATATGTCTATAAAAGAAGGGGAAGATATAGCCAAAGATCATTTTGATAATATAATTACTATAGAATTGTATAGATAAACAATAGACAATATGAAGGTATTATCATTATTTGACGGGATATCATGTGGGTATCTAGCATTACAAAGAGCCGGCATACCTATCGAGACTTACTACGCCTCGGAGATAGACAAGACATGTATAAAGGTAAGTCAAAAACATTTTCCTAATATTATTCAATTAGGGGATGTTAATAACTGGAGAACATGGGATATCCCTTGGAAAGATATAGATCTGGTCATGGGAGGGTTCTGTTGCCAGAGCTTCTCTAGCTCAGGTAAGGGTAAGGGATTTATGGACTCTCGTGGAAGGCTTTTCTTTTGCTTCTCGGACATCGTAAAGCATTTAAGGAAGGAGACCAAAGGCAAGGTCCTGTTCTTGGGCGAGAACGTCCGGATGCGGGATGAGCACCGCTGGGTGATTACCGAGGAGCTTGGCGTGGAGCCGGTGGAGATCGATAGCGCCTTGGTCTCGGCACAGACCCGGCATCGCCTTTATTGGTGCAATTGGCCGGTAGAAATGCCGAAAGACAGGCACATATCATTGGATGATATTTTAGAGCATGACAAGGGCTGGAATCCGGGAGCCATAAGAGGAAGATATATAGGATCCATTGTCGGTAGAAGGATAGGAGAGGACGGACATCGAAAGGATTATGACAAGAACGTGAAAATAACGCAATGTCTGGAAGTAAGAAAAGACAAGAATACTACCTCTATTAAGAAAAGTAATTGCCTGACAACAGTCATGAAAGATAACGTGATCTCATCGTTGCCTCCCGGAAGATATCCTAATGCCTTTGACCTGAAAGATAAGTTCAGATACCTAACTCCTGTGGAGATGTGTAGGCTACAGACATTGCCGGATGATTACCTTGATGGGATAGCCCCGAATACGGCCATGTCTTTAACAGGTAACGGATGGACGGTGGATGTGATAGCCCATTTGCTAAAAGGCATAGAGTGTAGGTAGAATTTAAAACACTATTACAACGATATGATTATAAACAAGACATGGTCGATGCCGAACAGCGAGACATTCAGCATAAAACCGATAAGGGAACTTATAGATAAATATCGAGAAGAGGGGATGGTTATAGTGGATCCATTCGCCAGAAACAGCGATATAGGGACGATCACCAACGATCTTGATCCTGATACTAGGGCTATGTATCATAAGGACGCCACGGACTTCCTGCGTGGTCTTAAGGATAATATAGCTGATATGGTACTATATGATCCACCATATTCCACGAGACAGGTATCCGAGTCATATAAAAAGCTTGGAGGTGCTGTTAATATGCAAACAACGCAATCTAGTTATTGGGCTATGCAGAAGAAGGAGATAGCTAGGATCACCAAGAAAGGAGGGGTAGTCATTACCTGCGCGTGGAACTCCGGCGGTATAGGGGCCGGGCTTGGCTTCGAGCAGCAGGAGATTCTTCTTGTGGCTCATGGGGGATGGCATAATGATACGATAGTTACAGTAGAAAGGAAAATGAAATTATGAAGGAACGGATTTTTACCACAAAAGAACAGGGAAGAGTGCTGGTCGAGGCCGGCCTCCCTATCTCCACCGCCATCGGCTTCAGAGACAAGTACCTTGACTCATTGCATTCTATGGAGGATGACGCTGGTCGTATAGGGTTGATCGAGGCTGTTACCCCGGATATATCCAATCCTGTTTGGGATGTAGGGACGTTACTGAATTTACTCCCATATGAGATAGAGGGTTCTACATTCGAATGTTATAAGCTAGAAAACGCATGGTTTGCATTATATAGGGATATAGATGATATTCCTATATATTGGGGAAAAGAGAAACATCTTATAGATGCGTTATTTTCACTGATGATAACATTATTAAAAAATGGATTATATGAGTATAAAACAAACAGCAAGAATAAGGTACAAAACGGAGGATAATCCTCCTATGGAAGGTGTTCCTCTTATAGGATACAGCAAAAAATATGACTGTTGGGTAGCGTTAGTATACAGAAAAGGGGATAACTATTACACCAATATGGAGTGCGATGTTGAATATAAGACATCTCCTCCAGATGAATACGAATACGTATATCCGTGAGAACTAGAAGGGATATATTTATATTTAAGCATGATTAATATTATTTTAATATTATTCATGCTTTTATTTTTGTTTAAATCCTATCTTTGTATCAGTATTAAAAACCAGATTGTTATGAACAAATTAATCTTGAACGATATCCAAGACCTGTGGAGGTGGAGGGAGAAGATAAACATTGATGACTTCAAAGAGGATCCTATGGCTGAGGATATGCCATTATATTTCCCGTGCGCCGTCGTATGGCATGTGAATTGGGGTGAGCATGACGCTGATAATTATGTATGTTATGGATTTGTTTATGTAGCAGAAATATTAGGGATATGAACATTAAAAAACAGATAATTCTTGACGATAAAGACTATGAGCGATTAGTGCACGATGCTAATCTCAGTAATGATGAGATAAAAAGCAAAATCGCCAGCGCTCTAACCACCGATATAGTGGTTAGTTTCGATTTCGATGTAAATAAAAAGGTTACGGGGAATATGAGGATCGAAAGCGCCGCCTATAATCTAGGATATAATGAATATGATAATATCGTAAGGGCTAGAGACAAGAATATTCACCATGCTGTTTATACAGCTATATATGATTATCTTGAGAAAATAAAGAGAGATAATAATGAGCTAAGCGCAAAAGATTGGATATTATTCACGTCTATAATCTTATCTGTTTTAGCGATGGGATTTGCAGGCGGATGGTTGGCATTTAATTGATTGAATTATGGGTAATTTAAAAGACATAAAACATGAATAAAAGAAAAATCAAAAAGAAACTCCATTTAAATAACAAAGGCATTGATGGGAAGATAGCTAATAATACGACATTTGATTTCGATTTCAATGTTGAAAAGAAGGAGAGCAATAAACTAAATACAGAAGATTGGGCGCTGTTATCACTTATGATTTTGTTTATTTTTGCGATGGGAGTTGTAAGTGGATGGTTGGCGTTTAATTGTTCAAATCATGGATAATTTAAAAGATATACAAAATATGACCAGTAAATTACTATTTTTCGATTTAGAGACAACCGGGGTTAAGTTCTGGAGAAACGGGATACACCAAATAGGAGGGATCGTGGATATCGACGGGCAGGAGGCCGAGAGGTTCGACATCCGCCTAGCCCCGAACCCTGCCGCCACGATAGAGCAGGAGGCGCTGGACGTGGCCGGCGTTACCTTGGAGCAAGTGCAGTCTTATCAGCCTATGGAAGACGGATACAGGCAGTTAGTTGGTATATTATCCAAATACGTGAATAAGTTCGATAAGAGGGATAAAATGTATTTAGTGGGGTATAACAACGCTGGATTCGATAACAGCTTCCTACGGGCTTTATTCCAGCAATGTGGGGATAAGTATTTCGGATCATGGTTCTATCCTAACTGTATGGATGTATATGTTATGGTGACACCGTTCCTGATGGGCGTAAGAAACGATATGGAGAACTTTAAGTTGATGACCGTAGCCAGAACTATGGGTATTGAGATCGACGAGAATAAGCTCCATGACGCTACTTACGATATTGAGCTGACTAGAGATATATTTTATAAGATAATCAACAAAATGGATGTTAAGTTATGAGGGGAATTTTAGAGGCTATGCATGATTACCCGGATGAGGCGCTTGGGTTGTGTTTCTTTTTGATAGTGGTTATCTGGTTATTATCAGGTATATTTGAGAAAAAAGATGAATGATAAACTCGATAAGATACTGGATCTCCTAAGATCTCAAAATGAAATGATCAAGGATATTCACGACTATGTGAAAGAAGTTACCAGCGAGAAGTATATAGGAGAATCTAGAATGACAAGCTTCTCTATTAACTTGGCCGCTGATATACTTACCGAAGCCATTAGCCCTAAGATAAAGGAGATGATGGTGGATCTATTGAAAAAACAAGGATGGAAAACTGAGTGAAATATGGGGACTTATGAGAGAAAAGTAAATCAATTAAAGGATTTGATGAGAAGGAAATACAAATCAGCTTACAATAAATCCAAGGAAATGGACATAGATATAAGCTCAATGACATATCTTCCATGCCCAGACGCATTTAACGTCATAAATATTGAAAAAATGCATGTTATTCTTGATCGGGTCAATAAGATCATAGATGAGAATAAGGATAAGCTCAAGAACCCAACTTGCGCCACTTGTGTACATCTACATGATCGGGAATGGGCGAAAAGATACGGGAAAGTATGCTGCTCCATTTGGCAAGTGTGCGACCATTATATAAACCCTAACAGGAAATATGATAGGGAGCAAAAGACTTATACGAGACGCCCAAGCAATAAGGCTTGTCCTAATTATGAATATGGTGATGATAATTTTGAAAACAGAAAAAGATGCTTAAAGAAAAAGAATACCCGATAAACAGCTATGGCCCAGTACGCACCAACAAAGACCGGACGTGCGTCTGCTGTGGCGATACGGTTCCCGCTGGTAGCAGCAGGATGATGCCGAGGAACGCCAAGTCCAGTTATTGTCTATGCATATCTTGCTTCAAAAAATGGAAATCTGTTGGTGGAGATCTTAAACTGATGGACAATCTCAGCAATGTGAAGAAAGAGCATATCATATATATGTCTAAGATCATGAAAGGTAATTGTGACATTGTTAAAGGTCATAAGCTTTATATAGCCCTAAAGAAGGCGATAAACGAGAAGAAGGTAGCCGTTATCAGATTCGATACCGACCAACCGATATGTATATCGACAAGAATCATGAATCCTTCATTCGGGGTGATCATGGACGAGTACGGTAAGGATATATTCCAAGGTAACCTTAAGCTAATTAATGTCCCTAAAGGTGTCAAGGATCTAATAGTTAACTATATAGAAAAATATCGTAAATTATGAACTTCAAGACATTTGTATTCATGATCCTTACATTCAGGAGAGTAGATCCTATACCTAAGAACATAGGTCTTATGTTGAGTATAACATTCTGGATATCTATAGTATGGATAATATCCAACTTTGCTATATTGATAATGAGATTAATAAAATAGACAAGATGAAACAAGGAGACGTGATATACAAGAATGGCATGGAGCTGCTTGTAGTATTAAGTTACGACCATAATGAGCCATGTAAGGGCTGTTTCTTCTACAAGAATAAGGCGTGCGGATCAGAAAAACTGATAAAATGCTGGGATTGTAAAAAGGAATATATATTCACGGCTATACGTAAATATAATACGACTGAACTGTGCGGAATAGTAAAAAGATATGAGGAGACGTATAAGATAATACTTAAAACAATCAAGAAGATTGAGAAAGAATGTCAAAAATATGTTATCTGGGATACTGTGCATGTGATGTTGAAAGATGATGGAGAGCTTATTATAAAAGCCTTATCCAAGGATAAGTCCGTGCTTTTAAATGATTTCATTATATATGTCAACAATAATGGGAGTATAGATGAAGAGGACTATGATCTATTATTAACTAAATAATTGATAGTACAAATGGACAAATCAAACAAAATAGAGAATCTAGCAAACAAGTATGTTGAAAGGCATATAAGAGATAGACATCTAAGCGATGATACGATAAAAGAAATAAAAATAGCTTATATTATGATTATAAAAGATTTTATAGCTATTGTCGATAAATCTACATCAATGAATGAAGATGATATAATATACGTCGTTAACAACATATCATCAATATTATATGAACCTGTAGAAATCTCTAATACCGATAAAAAAATATTGGAGATAGGGATAGCGCTAGGCCTAAAGGGCGCCATATCATGTATATTTGGTTCATTATTAAAAGATGACTGCAATATAAAAGATGAGATAATTGATATATCTAAACATATAAAAGAAAAATTAATATCAAATAAGATGGAATGAATCACGCTAGTCTTTTCTCAGGTATAGGAGGCTTTGATTTAGCCGCTAGAGAGGTAGGATGGAACAATGTCTTTCAATGCGAGATAGATCCATTCTGTCAAAGTGTATTAAAATATTATTTTCCAAAAACAGTATTATATGAAGATATTAAAAGAACTGATTTCACTTCATGGAAAGGGAAAATCGACGTGCTCACCGGAGGTTTCCCTTGTCAACCATTTAGCGTCGCTGGACAACGAAAGGGAGCGGATGATAACCGTTATCTCTGGCCGGAAATGCTTAGAGTCATACGAGAGACAAGACCGCTCTGGATTATTGGCGAGAATGTTGCTGGAATCACCAATATGGTTCAACCCGGTAGTGAAACTGACGTGGAAACGAAAAGTGATCAAGATGAAGAAAATTACAAGGAAACGATACTTGAGCAAGAATATATCATCAATACCATCTGCGACGATCTTGAACGTGAAGGATATTCCGTCCAACCGATCATTGTTCCAGCTTGCGGTGTCGGAGCGCCACATAAACGGTATAGGATATGTTGATCTTCCCTCAGTAGGGTTTTTACCATTTTGGGTAAAAACTTTATAATCAATATCTTTAGTGAACCTATTATCGCCAGTAAGCGCTCTAATAGCCTTGCCTTTATCAGAATAATCGCAGTGAGGGGCATCATATCGTGAACCGACCATATTTCTCAAAAACGCTCCTTTTTTTTCTTGACAATTCTTCCAGTTTAACAAATCCCTTTAATGTTATCATAACAGTCACGGCCTTAGCCTCCCAATATTCATCACCAGGATCAGATCCATATGTAACTAATCCAGAATTACGAGCGGACTGATATGCCTCTATCCTACCTCTCTCATTCCTAAAAACATATTTTAATTCCTGTAATAACGGATACATGTTCTTAATCCCGATATAATAGCCAAATTGCTCAAAATATTTTGATGATTCACGGATAAGGACACCTTCTCTTGGAATAGACCTTTTAAACATATCAATTACCGGTTCATTCTCCTTTATCGTATCTATAGCCGTATTTAATTCGGCTTGGACAATCTTCTTTTCCTCCTCGACCTTGTTCTTGGCTTCTAGTGCCAACATAGCTTCCTTCTCGGCCTTCACCTTGGCCTCATACTCATCAGCCCATGCCCTTGCGGCTTCCGCTGGATTGGAAAAGTCGGGAATACGCAAATGACTTACTTGATCATTATTCGACTTTTCCAACTTCTTTAATTCTTTTTCTTTCTCGATAAAATACCTTCTAGCTTTCTTCCCTTTATCATTATTCTCTACCATACATAGCTCTTTGGCCATATCCATCAATAGCAGGTAATCAGTCTTTGCAACTACCTGAGTATCAGACTCACCAAAATGGGGGAGTCTGTCATTCAGTAAGTTACCTAAATAATCATATTTTATCAATACAAAGTCCTGATTTTCAATAAAACCGTATTTTGATATACGATCTTTTATCCATGATGTAAAATCTCTTCTTATTTGAAGAAACGCATGAAGAAGCCTGGCGTCTACAACCTTATGATTATTATTATCTACTACCGGTATTAATGTATTTAAATCCATTTCGTTGGATTCGGACGTCAAAATTCCATTACTATTGTTCGTGGAATCATGAAAAAGATCTACATTTGTATTCATAAAATAATTACCTATTCCCATCCGTCCGGGATGGATAGATGGGAATACAAAAATAGCCAATCAAATTGTCTTAAACAATTGACCGGCTATTTTTTTTTGTCATACCATATCAGTTATCTTCCCCTGTCAAAATACCAATTAGCGTCCTCTCCGGACTCATCCTTATTCCTACCACCTAGAAAGAATCCCATCGTCATGCCGTTGGTCATCAACCAGTAGTCGGATGTCTGCTTAATATCCCTAGCCGTCTTGATATTATACCATTGCTTACCAAACGAGAACTTCATGAGCTGCCTCCATAGCTTGCTCTCGCCCTTATACACTCCGGTCTGGACGGTAGCGAAAGGATCCCAGTTTCGAGGATCGGTAAGATCACCCAACTTACGGGCTGTAACCAGCGGGTCTTGTAACATGTCTATAGCGTTAAGCTCCATGAACGGGGATGTCTGGGAGGCGATCTCATTGATCGTCCTGAACCCGATGTAGGTAATGAACTGCCCGAACCAGCTATCCTCATTATCCTCCCTATATCCCATCAAAGCCCGTCCTATGGCCATCATCGTAGCGAATACCGCCATGTTGATAATCGATCTCTTGATATTGATCTGCTCGTAGGGGGTAAGCTTATCATACTCTTCCTTAAGCACGTCATATGCCTCTCCCATCCTGCCCTCGGACATCGATCCATAGACATTACCGGCCAGTCTCCATAACGTTCTCATATATCCTTCCTCAAACTGGTTGGTTTGGAAATTGAAACCGGCTTTCTTATACGCCCGCTGTACGGCCAATATAAACCATCCACGGTGAGGCAGCACCATATTAAGGATAGCGTTCCGGCTAGCCCCCACCCGGTTCTGCTCGTTCAAGGCGCCGTCACAGATCTGCACCATACTCCTTACCCTACTGGACAAGGTGGGTATATATCGGTCTATAATATCCTTGTTAGCCTCGTTCTTAGCCACGATCTTTCCGTCCTTGACATCTACCATGTTCCACATAGAATAATCCCTTAAACGCTCCCAATCGCGTTTAGCCTCGTTAGCGGACATATTTCTGTCTTTCATCATCATCTCCTTGAAATTGGAGTATGACCAGAACTGACCCTCGTATAGGCGGGTATCATCCATGACCGAGATAATGACCTGCGGATCCAACGGGGAGTTAAGAACCTCCATCATCTTAAACGGCAGGTCCCGGAATAAGGTTCTCCAGATTTTGTTATACGCTGCCGATCGTACACGGTTACGGACATTGAACACGCCTAGAGCCTCTCCAACGACATATAGCTTGTTGGTGCGGTTTATATCCCCGATCTCCGACACGTACGTACTTAACTGCTTCTGGGCTTCCCCATAGGCGTATTTCATGGAGTCCTTGCTTATATACTGCCCTACCATACCCTCCAAAAGGAAGTTGGCCTGCCCGGTAAGGGCGCCGGTAGCCGCGACGAATGGGGAGAAGCCTAAGTTGGATTTGGATACGAATTTGGTAAACATAAGAGCCAGCTTATTAAGATCGACCTTATAATTACCTATATTCCATTCTGCCCGCTTATTATTTATCCTAACATCATAGATACTGGCGTTAACCCAGTCCTGAAACATCCTATAGGCGTGAGTGGCCTCCGGGTTCTTACCGCCGTCGTATTGCGTCTCCAGCATCATGTTCCTGTATCCCATGACATCATCCAAGGCCGCCCTCTTATACTTGTAAGCGGTAGCCTGCAAGGATAACATGGAATAGGAGTAGGCGAAGTCATGGGACACGTCGTTGGCGTTCTCCAGCTTACTAAGATAGTATTTGGGGATCATACGATATTTGTTATCGTTCTCGTCAATCCCTCCTAGGTCTTGCCCCTGACCATGTATAGGGTCATCCACCCTCTCGCCAACGATATCACGTACGGCGTTGCCGATGGCCGCCTTCGGGTCAACCCCGGCCTGCACCATCCTCTCCACGCCGCCCTTGGATATCTGTGGTATTTGGTAGATGTTCCGGAATCGCTCATCATAATCCTCCATAGCCTTACGGCTTATGTTAAGCAGCTCCTTCCTCATCTCCCACTTATCCTTATTGATCGTAGCTTCCTCCCCTTCGTTGGTAATACCGTATTTCTTGAAAAAAGCCTCGTTCTTGTACTTATCGAACCTAGGCGTATGATACCCATAACCCAGATCGGGATTATAATTAGGATTACGGAAAGAACTCTCGGCATCGGCCTCATCAAGCCACTGGTTGTTGATCGTCAGATCAATCATATTAATATCGAACCCGAAACGGGATACGCTCTCTTTCTCGGATATACCATTTTCTATGGCATCAAAGAACTCGGATACCTTATATATACCGTTATTTATCTTTCTGATGAAATCAGAATACCCTTTGGGAGAATATTTCCTCATATAAGGATACAACCGGGTTCTGGCGTACTCGACAAGGATCTTATCAGTCTTACCCATCGCTATGTCGTTAGCTAGCTTATTATTGAAGCCAGGACCGTATTTCCTTCTCAAAAACGATACCTCCACGGTCGTCCATGACGGGTTTTTCCGAGATAACTTGGCGGCCATCCTATCCACCTGACTCCGGGAGCGGGCAGACATATGTTCCTTGGCGAATTTAATCTCATCCATACCCTTGTCGTATGCCATGGCATCCCTTAAAGCGTTACGGTAAGAATCCGTGACTCCACTCTCCACCGTATCAGGCATATCCATCTCAATAGCCTCAGCGGAAGCGGCGGCATTAATGACACTCTTAGCCTCGGCCAGACGATCATATAACTCGTTTATCTTTCTTAATGACGATGATCCACGAAGACGATCGAAATCATACTCGCCATATCTAGTACTGTCCCGGTACTGAATAAGCAAAGGTCTTAGCTGGTCATTGATCTCGTTTATTGTCGCCATCGCCTCCTCTACCTTCTCTATCCTTAATGATGATACAGATTGCTCCGTGATCTTATCAACCAGATTCTCGTAATAATCACCCTCCTCGGATCCCCACATATCCTTGGAGAAGCCAAGATGACCGCCAGCTAGCAGGAACTCAAACGCAGCCTTGCCGCCCTCGGACCGCTCTATCCCACGAAGTATCTCCTTGAACTCGGCGGAAGCCTTACGACCCTCGTTGGTATTCCCGAACTCCTCGGCCCACGCCTCGTCCCATGCCTTGATCTCCTCGGACATCATCAGAGCCTCGGATCCCTCCTCCTTTGGTGTCCCATCGGAATACCACTCGCTCTTGGCTATAGCCCTGTCACGTAAAATATCCAGATAAGATCTCCAAGCTATAGGATCGGATTGAAACGCCTTCCAATCGACCTTCCCGTTCCTCACGAACTTATCCATAGCCACATACCGGCTCCTGCGGATACGGGTCATGAAATCGGACGTGGCTTGCGATACCCTACGACCCAGTCTTTCCTCGACCTTCTTATTAACTTTCTCGATCTTATCGTAATAAGCCTGCACCATAGGTTTCTCTCGGTTCTCATCCAACCACCTATTTATCGCGTCGAGATATCGTTGCTGATCCTCGAACGTCATGTCCGAGATATCAAAATTCTGGATGGTAGGTTTGAATACATGATATATCTCCTTCGTAATAGGCTTATCCCCGTCATATCCTACTATGTCGTCACGGGTCTTCACCTTAAGACCTCTATCGGATAGAAGAAGATCAATAAGTTGTTTCTCGGTCTTACCCATGACATTCTTAAGATCATATATATCGATAATAGCCTTAGCCTGCTCGGTCCTGTATAGTAAATCGTATTTGGCGAAATCACGGGACGAATCAAGGTAATCAGAGTTCTTACCGTTTATCTTCTGTATAAGATCCTCATTATCCTTTATCCCCCATCCACGCTCTTTCATCATCTTCGTCATCTTATTGATATTAGCCACGCCCTCAACATGAGCGTCGTTATAAGCCTTGGCAAGACGTTGCCCTAACATGCCCAAGATAGCGTTCCCGCTATGTTCTAACGTCCCGAAAAACCTGGACATGACATTGATATCCTTATGGATGTTATCTATCAACTTCTTTATCCCATTCCAATATCTTTCCGGGATATTAAACATCCGGAGCTGTCCATCCAGCCAATCCTCGTTACGATCGCTACGAAGGGCGTTTATATCAGACATAGATGTCTCAGCCATCCGCAATATATCATCCATATCCTCTACCATGCCAACCTTGTTGTTGCCATAATAATCCGCCGCCTGATTATTGACGAATCCACGAAGATTCCTGATTAACGGTACTATCTCCCCATATACGTTATCGATAACCTGTATCGTCTCATAATCCAATCCCTTGTCGCTCTTACGCAAGCTACTGGCAACCGTAACCAAATACTCCACCTCGGCCTTGGCTGTAGCTATAACGCTCTTGGTGGATAACAGGTTGTTGTTTTTATTAAGCTCACCCCCGACTTGTCTCACCTTCTCGCCTATATCACGAAGAAGGGAGATACTCTCACCGATCCTCTGGCTTTGGCTTGATCTCATCCTCTGCAATCTGGTGTATAGCCTTTCCAATGACCTACCGTTCTTGATCAACTTATTAGCCACGTCAACGTCCGATAACGAGTACATGAGATGATCGCTATCCTTTAGCAGAAGCACGTCAAAGGCGCTTGGATCATCAGCTAACGCCGACTCCTTTATCCTGTCAAGTACCTTATTTAAATCCGATCTTTGGCTGGAGAAGAAATTACGTATAGCTCGTACCATCCTGCCAAACAAGGAGAGCTGGGCGTCCTCGGACGAGGTCAGATCCTCTACCGCCTGTTCCATGCCCGGCACGAACCGCTGGGCCAATGTCTTACCTAGGATCTCCCGCTTCACCATCCGATCCAGCTCCTCTCCTTGGTATTCCTTCCCATACACCTCATAGTAACGACCAGCGAACTGATTCCATAACGACGTGCCGACAACAGAATCCAGCACCTCGTCAATCTCCTGTTGGTTACGGTAAGTATCGATCAAGAAATGGGCTACCTCCTCATTAAGATCCTCTACCGTAGCTCCCTCAGCCAAGGCGATAACCCCATTGGCCATATCGGATAAGGCCCTAGCCGAAGGCTCAATACCATTACGCATCTTATACTTATCCATATACTCAGACATACCCATCACCCGGATACCTAACGTGGATAAGATGTTGGTGATATCAGTCCTGTTCTGAAGATCCTCCGCCTTCTCATTCTCAATAACCCCACGGACATTACTTCCGTACAAGGCGTTATCCTCCATCATCAACGACAAGGCTAGCTCCATGAACCCATCATACTTATTATTAAGTTCCTCGAACTTGCCTTGCCTTAACATGCCCTTGATCTCCGATCTGCTTACCGTAACCTTCTCCCCTGATGTCGTGATAAGATCAAGATCATTATCTATCTCCGTATCAAAACCGATGGAGCCTAATACGTTCATCTCAGAGGACATACTACCAAATCTATTCCTTAGCCTAGACAAGGCATCCATAGCGTTATAGATCTTAAGACCATCAGAGTTGCCGGCTCCGGTAAGATAATATCTATCCCCTAACCTTATACGTTCCCCGCTCAACATACCTTTCTTGATAAGGTAATTGACGAACCCTCCACGGGTGCTTATATTAGAGTCTGAGCTAATACCAAGGATCGGGATGAATGACTCGCTGTTATTAAGGGTTATTGAGGAAGAGCCAAAGGAGATGTCAGTCGTGCCAGACGGGATGTCGCTCTCCTCGACACTGCCGGCCAAGAACCCGGCCTCGACCCGCCCACCGGACGATCCTTTTATGGCGTTGGCGTAAGAGTCGTATATCTTGCCGTCATCCGATCTAAAGAACAGGCGAGGCTCACCGGAATCATATACCAATCTTGAAGATGGAGGAGTATAATTCTCAATATCATTTAAAGGCAAGACATTGCCAGAAAATATGATCTCCCCGTCTATACTTCCGCCTTTCACCCTAATATTAGGTCGTTGCCCGGTAAAAGCGCTTCCCACGGCCTTCCATAACATACGAGCTGTCTCCTTAATATCTATATTCTCCCTGATAGCCCTTATATCATCCCATGACGCCTCTTTCAGTATCGTATCGCCAATATTATCCTCGTTTATGGAATCCAAATCCACCTCCTGTACCGTAGATGTATCTACCACCGCCATATCATTGACATCACCTACCTCTCCGGAAGTAAGATAAGCCACGACATTGTCGCTATTCCCAAGACTTCTGGCCAACGCTGGGGCATCCATGTCGCTTATGACGGACAGGACCTTGGCTGACATAAGTTGCCCCCACTCGCTAGCGTTAAGTTTGGCGCTTATGGATCTGGCGGCCTCCTTATTCCTTGGTACGGATCTCGTCCAGTTCCCGAACTTAGACCTAAACTTATCGTTATAAATAGTCATATAAGCTTCAGCGGCCTTATTAAGGTCACTTACGGCGGCTATACCCGCTATCTTATCGAACAAGGTGGATACCTCGCCGGAAGGGGTCAAGACACGGGTTATCTTACCTTCCTTATTCCTTTTAATTACGCAACTCGACATAACTTCATGTTTTTGACAAAGATAAACAAAAAGCCCCCACAAATAAGCGGAGGCTGATATTCTTATATTCCTTATAGAATTTATGACTTAATCCGTATTCTTGCTATTGATGAACTCACTAACGCAATCACCAGCGAAGCCGGCTATATACGCTGCGTGTTCATCCTCTCCAACCTTAAATCCAAGAGACATGTTGCAAAATTGGCATACGCTCATTGCTATATGGAATGACTCGTGACATATATTTCTCATTATTAAATCATCGTCGCTCGAAAAATTCCAAAGTATGGCAAATTTATCATCATCGTCCCTATCCCTTACCAAATTTGCGAAAGACGCCTCCTTGTCCATATCATCCTCATCTCCCCATTCCCCCTCGTGTTCAGGTTCCATATTCTCGAAACGATCACACAACGTCTTATAATCTAATCCAACCGTGATAATCAAATCCAACGGATATATCACGAAATCAAATTTCTTTTCTCTCATAATCCCTTTAATTTTTCTATAACCTCAAAACACATCTTACACTCAATCCTACGATACAACTGCCTTACGCCATCTATCGTAGTCCAATAACGACCACCCTCTCGGTGCAGGAACTCACTCATTACCTTAGTGTCAGCCACATCATGTAGATCGTATGAGTCAAAACATAACTTACTTATATCGTCAAGATCAAAATAAGTAACCTTATTATACGACATACAACGGATTTGTCTCCCATCAGGAACCTGAACATCGAAAACATTTATCTTCTCCATATTAAAAAACAGAGGGATGCCGATCCCATCACAGACCGGTATCCCTTATAATAAATTAGCGACGAAAAGCATGGTGATGGACATGCGCCACAAATGTAATTACAAAATTCGTAAAAACAAAATATCAAGGACAATCACCTATGCATTCGCACGGAGCATCGCTTTTCAAAACCCCATACACCCGATTGTCGCTAGTCAGCCATCGTTTGCCGTCACTCGTAATATAAGCCTGCCGGCATCCCTCCTGATTCACCGTGAGCGTCTTCTTAATACCTTTTGGAGTTGTTATCTCCAGCTCAAGAGTCCGATCAAGACCGTTGTTCATCACCGAGCCAAAGGAAACGGGGGCGCTTCCGGCCCCGGACCCCGGACTGACGGTCAGAGGCTGGTCCGTTACCTCGCCTACCCCGTCCTTCCAATTAATATTCAAATCATTAGCCATAGTTGTATTATTTTTGTTCTATTGCAAAGATAGCAAAACAAATAAACCCCAACCGGCTTTAGTCGATCGGGGTCTGAGTAAGAGAAAAGAAACTGATTATCGTCCCATCATTCTCAATACGGTTCTAGCCGCAGCTTGCGCCCATGTCCAGCTGTCATTAGATGTTACGTTAACCGTCTGTTGAGTACCATTTACATCCAAGTTAATAGTCTCCTTGTCAAGCTCGATAGTAGAGTCTCCAGCGGCTTGCGTTACCGTCACGTTGGCTATCTGGCCACCAGCGGCAGTTACCTTCAATGTAGCTGTCAGTTCCTCGATCGTGACGTTGGCCGGTACGCCCGAGATCGTGATGCTCCAAACGAACTCGCCAACGGCTCCGGGATCGTCGGCGATAACCGCTCCGTTAGCCGTAGTCTTTCCAGCCGCCGTGTAGTTAGCCGGGAGCTGTAACGTAAGCCCGTTCTCCCCAGCCGGCGTGACCGCGAACGTAAGCTTAGTACTGTTAGACTTACCGGTGATGGTAACATTACCGCCTGTCTTTTGTACGGAAGCGTTAGGGCTGTCTGATCTTACCACCTCAGCAGCCGCTGCCTGATTAACTACCAACGCCTTCTTAGCCCCGCCGTTCGTGGCGACCGTAAGGTTGATAGTGCGTTGAAGACGACCGGTGTGTTTCTCACCGGAGAAATTAACCGCCTGATCTCCTGATCCTGATACCGGGTTGACGGTTACGAAACCGAATTTTTGTGATGCCATACTTAAATATATTTACAAATGTCATTTTATTATGCCAAAAATAACTTGTATCATATCACAAGCCAAATATAGGGGGGGGTAGATACGACTAGCCCTGTACAACCTCAACATACAACCCTACTAAGTCCTTTAGATTATGACTAAGAGGAGTTCCGCTATCCCTAGTGCACTTATATACATCAGCGTTCTGGATGTAATATTTATCCTTGAATATCTCCATTGGAGGGAAATACGGGATAGGATCCCCTATGGTCCCGGCATGCTCCTTATCAATGACCTTGTATAAGGAAGCCGTATTTAATCCGGGTTCCCATTCCTTTGATAATGTATGTTGTTGAATAACCTCATAAAGGATATCCGTATCGTCCTTCACCACCCTGAGACAGAATCCGGCATCCACCGACAACCCGAACTCCGCCCCTTCTTGTCCCCATATAGGGAATAGAACCTTAACATCCAGTTTCTCATTAGGGGATAAAGATATAGTCTTGTTATTAACCACCATTCTGGAGAATCTGACAGCCACTTTCTGAGGATCGGAGGCATCTTTCTCCTTTGCCTGTTGCCGGACATAAGTCATGGTGATATTTACCTTATCTGGATAGCCGGACTGAGCGTCAATAGCCCTCACCTGCTCTACGGTAGTGGCTAAGCTTACTTCCCTCTGTTTGGCTCCTAACGCCGACATCAGATCATTATCATACTTATCCATCATCCCGATCAAGATCTTGCCTTCCGTCATATCGAACTCCAGACCTATGATCGTTATCTTACCAGCTATAGCCCCATCAACCAAAGCGTTACGCCTATCATATTCAGGGATATAGATATTTTGGTCATCCAAGAAAAGCTCATGAAGATTCTCATTCTCATAAGTCCTGATCTCCTCATACTTAGCCGATTTCTCCTCATTAAGAAGCCTTGAGTCATCCAATTTAGCCTCGATAATCTCCTTAACCGTAGCTTTAGGATTAGCCTCCTTGAACGCCAATTGCTCCTCCCCAAACTCTATCCATGGGGCGGGATTCCCGTTAATGTAATCATCATAACTATAGCCCTTGGCGTAATTATCATCAAGCGGATCGTCCTGAACTAATTGATTGGGATATATTTCCCTGTTTATATATACGTAGCTCATATCTTATATCATTAATCTTGTTCTTTAACGGCGATACTATACTTACCTGAAGCGTAACACCAGATATTTATCTCGAAAGGCTTGTTAGCCGTAGTGGTTATAGAAGTACCACTCATGCTTACATAAGCCCCGGAGTTGGGTATAGCCTGCGTGAAGGCCGCCGACGGGACGCACCTGATCATCAGCTCCTCCCCTATCTGCATCCCTGACTGCACGGATAGGGTGGTAGCGGCTGATAACGTAGCCGTGATACTTCTCTTGCTAATAGGCAGGTTAGCTAATGTCGTGACCGTATTAACCTCTATAAGCCTGTTCATGGTCTTCTTATCGGCGGCCGCCATCAAACCGTTAGTAGACTCATTGGCCACGGCATATGTCGTGTTAGGAGGTGTAGCCCAAGTGCCATCTCCACGCATGAAACTGGATGTACTGCCATTAAGCTGTCTCAACAAGCCGTTAGCTGTAGTAGAGGCCAATCCGTATGTGGTATTAGTAGGTACGACCCATGTCCCGTCACCACGAAGAAAGGACGTCTGCTTACCAGCGGCGGGAGCCGGAACTAATCCCGCCGATCCTGCGGCTGAGGACGTTGCTCCTCTCATGTTACTATATGTGGTGTTAGGAGGAGTTTGCCATGTCCCATCACCACGAAGATACTTGGCTTGCGCTCCGGCGGCAGGTGCGGGGACCAAACCTGCCTTTCCCGCCGCTGAGGCAGAAGCGGCTCCCATATTGGTGTATGTCGTGTTGGTATCCGTCCACGGAACATTCACATACATCTTACCATTTCCGTCAAGAGCTACCGGGTAATTCTTTCCGTTAGCTGAATACCCGATCTTAACAAGACCCAGATTATCGCTTGTAGCTTGGGTATAAGTCGTGTTACTGTCAGTCCAAGGGACATTGACGTACATCTTGCCATTAGCCAATAGCACAGCGTAGTTCTTTCCATTAGAAGCATAGCCGATCTTAACCAATCCTAAGGTGTCGGCCGTGGCTTCATTATACGTTGTGTTATTATCCGTCCACGGAACATTCACATACATCTTACCATTTCCGTCAAGAGCTACCGGGTAATTCTTTCCGTTAGCTGAATACCCGATCTTAACAAGACCCAGATTATCGCTTGTAGCTTGGGTATAAGTCGTGTTACTGTCAGTCCAAGGGACATTGACGTACATCTTGCCATTAGCCAATAGCACAGCGTAGTTCTTTCCATTAGAAGCATAGCCGATCTTAACCAATCCTAAGGTGTCGGCCGTGGCTTCATTATACGTTGTGTTATTATCCGTCCACGGAACGTTAACGTAAGCGTTGCCGGACGAATCCAGCTGTACCTTATAGTTCTTCAAGGAAGTCGTATATCCTACCTTAATACCGCCAAGAACGGTAGCGGAGGACGTGGGAGGGGTGAAGGTACTTGGTTTGCCCGTAACCCCGGACCAAGGCACGGAGGAAGCCTGACTGGCCGTGTAAGGCTCATACCCATCCTCACTGTTCAATTTAGACTCGTCTTTTATCAGATACATCTTACCTGTAGACGTGACCTTTACCGTATCACCGCTTTGAGCCGTAGCGGTGGTAAGGGCGAATCTAGCCGTATCATCAGCTACCACGACCAATCTCTCCAAAGCCGCCTTAGGTAACCTATCTATGCTGATGGTTCCGGATGCGATCTTAGAGGCATCAAAATTGGCCAATGTCGTGGAGATAGTTACGTTGCCTCCGAAGTCCGATGAGACACTACCGGTAACAGCCCCGGACAGCGCTATGGTCCTAGCCGCCTGTAATTTCGTGGCGGTAGGGGCATTATCCGTCTTAAGAGCATATTTGGTAAGATCAATATCATTAGCCTTATCCAAAAGCTGATCTATCTGCTTACCATTGTATTTACCTTGAAAATCTTCCATATCAAACTTATTTTTTGCTCAAATATAGTTATATACATAAATACCAAGAAATCGAGGGGGGGGGGAGATACGGGTAAGTGTCAAAAACTGCCGTCCCCGTGCAGGAATCCGCTACGGAATATAATAGCCTTGTCTTTAAGTTTCTGGACAGATTCCCATTCCCATTCACCCTCACAAGGCTTAACGACATACTTATTCCCCCATGTCTTAAACTTCCTCTCTATAACAAACATCTCTGGGTCTTTTAAGACATGGAAGATACTTCCGACAGGGAAATACTTATCAGTCCTCAATATAACACGATGATGTTTCTCGTCATATTCAGGATCGCCTACGATACGTGCCTTATAAAATTGGAAATCATTTAACGTCTGATCCACTGGCTCTATCCAATAATACCCCTTACCCATTGCAGTTTGTATTTAATTATCTATATTTGCGGTGTAGTAACTCATAATGTTTTAAGTGATTTTCAACCAAAGGGGAAGGGTGTCCGTGAGGATGCCTTTTTTCATTCCCGCCCACCCTTCCTATGAACAAAAGATCTACCTCGAACAAATGTAATCATAATAAGGCTACGATCAAAAAGAAACCCTATCGGTATTCTATTGCCGACAGGGTTCTCCAACGTTGTATCAAACCTAAATCATATCACTCCATTTGATTGTGTCACCGACGAAGCACCGCACCGCCAGATACCTTACGAACGCCGTCCCTTCCGGGGCGTCAGGGTCTTCCAGATAAGCCAAGACAGCCTTGACTATTTTCTGGTCGCAATCCAATACCTTAGGAAAGTAGTCGCTATAGAACATAGCGAACAGATATTGGATATCTCCCCAAGTGGCGTTATCAGGTTTCTTGGCCCCGCATTTATCGAACATCTGCTTAGCGTCCTCCATCGTCCATCTTCTCTTGGACCCGTCGGCGTTAAGCATCTTGTCAGCGGCTTCCCTAGCCAGCTCCTTGGAAAAGTGATATCCATGGGTGTCTATATACCGCTTATAATCCGGGTCATCGGCGTCTGCTCCTCAGTAGTAACGACTCCTGCGTCCCCTGCGCATATACGGTTCGGTACCTTCGTACTCGTCACGGATGCCGCGCTCACCGAACCATCCCCTGCGATACATCTCGTCCTCACGTTCATGGAGTCTCTCACGTTTCTCAAGCTCACGCTCGTCACGTTCCAGCTCCCTCTCACGTCTTTCAAGATCACGCTCACGGCGTTCTAGCTCATCCATCCTACCGTCATGCTCCTTGCCATAATGGTCATATATTCCACCACCATAACCCATGTAAGTCCCATCCGAACGTCTGCTACGTCCACGGCCGCCTCTACGATCGTAGATCTCGTCATTGTAGTCCTCATCGTGACCGCCGCCTAAATCTATAACTCTCATCTTAACCTAATTTTTTAATTAACAACTCTTTTAGCTCATCGAAAGAGGATCCCATCCTATCGACTTTCTCCTCAAGATTCTTGATCTTCCGGTCTTGATCCTTAGTCTGCTTAAAAGCCGGATTGATTTCCTCAAGGATCGAATCACAAGCCTCTAGCGTCCTCCTATGCTTATCGATACTATCGAGAATATCGGAGCTGGTTCTCTTAGCGGCGTTAAGCTGGTTCATGATCGGATCGACCGAGCAGGCCAAAGTTATGTTATTGGACATAGCGACATCCCTGCTCTCCGGTACGACATAGGTCATGGAAGACCCGTTTATCTCCACGGTAAGGTCTATCACCCTATCCTGTAGTTGCTGATATTGCCCCATCTGACCCATCTGGGGTTGCTGGAACCTAGGCTCGGACACGTTAACCACATTCCCCATCCTGAACACCGGAACATCGGACGTATCCAGCGTATATACTTGAAATCCTTTCTTTAAGTCTCTAAACATATCTCGATTTTTAAGCGGGAGGGAATACCCTCCCATTAGACATCCAATCTAACCTATTCCTCATCAACATCCGTTTCCGACGCTGATGCGGCGGTTGTAGGCACACAGCAATCCATGAGCCTCAATACACCCCTTACCTTGTTGAAATAAACAAGACGTTCGGTGTTGTTAACCATAGCCGCTCCGGTCACAGCCACGTTGATCGGGTTCACCACAGCCACGCCGGTTACCGGGCAGCATGTGTCATCACCTACCGTGGATACGGTGCTATTCGCTGGGACAGCTATCTGTACTGGCAATGTCTCGCCTGTTGTCGGAACCACCTGCCGGATTTTCAGCAGCAGAAGACCCTCGCATGGCAAGGACAGCCATATCCTTGGGTTGATGCCGAAGATGGTGTTGGTAGTAGTCACTACCACGTTCTTCGTGACCAACTCATAAAGAGACCCTATTTTAGAAACACAAGCCATAATAGCCTCCTTCCTTTATAGAGTTAAATAGCGGCGTTTCCGTTGTTGCAGCATCCATTGTTGCACCCACATCCGTAATTACCTCCATAAAATGCTTGACCCCATCCATAAGTCTGGTAAGGAGAGCATGAAGGATAAGCCGGCACAGGGGTAGGTCTCAACTGGTTGATCAAATTCTGAGTCTGTTGCTGAGTCAACGCGGAGGCTTGGTAAGCCGACCTTTCATCACGCAACTGATTGATCGTATTCTGCATCTCACGCATTTCCAATTGACAGAATTTATCATTAATCAAGGTTGTTTGAGCATCAATCTTAGCGCTCAAGATATTGAACCGACTCGTGGCTTGCTCACGATTGTTCGTCAATCCTTGATTAATAGTGTTTTGTAACGTGTTAGTCTGATTCAATGTCTCAAGACGATTCTCATAACCTTGATTGTTGATCATCTGCTGAGTCTGGCAAGTGCTTTGGTTGATCAAAGAACTCAAATTGCAGCAGCAAGAGCTAATTTGATTACCGATCTCACAACCTTGTTGCTGTACGGCGTTAATAACAGCCTGAGAGGTCATACCTACCTGACCAGCTACCTTATCGATAGCGCCTTGTACGTTACAGATAGCGCTTTGCAATTGAGTGGTAGTACAGTTCAAGGCGTTAGCGATCTGATCGATAGCGCTTCTGTTACCCTGGATGGCCTGCATCAACAACTCACGACCATAGTCGTTATTCAATTGAGCGGGAAGACCATTAGCGCAACACTCATTACCATTGCCAAAACCATTGCCAAAGCCACGGCCGCCCCATAACCAGAACAGGACGATGATCCACAACCACCAACCGTTAGCCCCGCCGAAACCGTCTTGGTTGTTACGACCGTTCATCAAAGCCGCTACCAAGTTCGGATCCATCTTATTTCCGCCTATTAAATTGGCGAACATCCCCGGAATCATAGATAATAAACCGTTAGTGGCGCTTCCACTACCGGAACCCATACCGTCTAACAAAACGATTTTGTCTCCACTTGTACCCATGTCTATTTATTTTTGAATTAATAATAACCCCACCTGATGGCGGGCGTTACAAAGTTCAAAAATTAACAGCCCTAAAATCGTGATATGTGTCATCATCAAAGTACGTCATGTCTTGTAAATGAGATTAATAAGAACCGATACAAGACAAAAAAATCCGGAGCGTATCACTACGACCCGGATTCATCGCAAATCTATAAAATCCAATGTTTCAATGCTCGAAAGAAAACGTCTCACGACGTCAAAGAGAGATTAACTACACGAAAAATCTCGCATCAACTTATTTGTATTAGCAGTGTATTCATTAACTATCTTACTGGATGAGGGATTATCCTCTATCCTTGACAGGCGGTTATCGTCACTCCTTACCGTAACATCACCCATCCTTCGTACCATATTTTCTTGATATGATGATGGATCGGAGTATATAAGATCATCAACGAACCTGTATATCGCACCATCAACCGTCTCACCTACCTTCTCATATAAACCGGATTGGAATGACACGAAATCATCATACCTCCCACGAGCCAAGAACGAACCGTCCGGTCTCGCCTCGACGCCGCCGTTGACCTCCCGGAGCAGGCCCGGATTCCTTTGGTACAGATACCTGTAAAACCCGGCATCCATCATCCTGTCCTGACTATCCAGATAGAAAAGGTTTCTCATGCTACTGTCACCGGACTCGATAGCCACGTCAAACAGAAGATCCCTTACCTGACCTTCCGGCAACGACATCTCCATGCTTTTTAACGTACCTCTGTCATGGTGGTTCAAAGATACGTTATAAAATCCATTAAAATCAAGGAAACGTAAGACATTATTATATAAATCCGATTTTTTTAACCTTTCCTTGATCTGGATTTTCCTCAACGAGGTACAGGATTTGATAAAATCCCGATCCTTTCCCTGCCTAGCCTCGTATCTCCTGAACTCCCGATCAATATCGACATCATCCATCTCAGGAGTCACGGGATGTTGGTATATTAATCTGGTAAGGATCATGTTCTCGGTATTCGAGGATGAGATGTTGGACATAACTAGCTTCTTTATGTTATCCTTGACCACGCCAATATCGGAACGGGAAGCCCCGGCGGGGACCACGCCAGCCGGCAAGTACGAGGGCCGCTCTATCCCGATATCGGCCAACATCTCATAGGCCTGATCGGTGTCGGTTATCGGAGCCGTGTTATGGTACGTATTCCTACTAATATACAACATGCTCCTATCATACATATCGGAAGGGGATGTATTCCCGGACCTTACATACACCATCCTATCCCCAGTAGAATAAGTATCCTGAACCTCGTATATCGGGTTCCCTTTTCCTGTTATCCTATCAAGATCGGAGATAAAGCTATCGTATACCGAATTGCCGGCCTGTATGGAGGACAGCATGACGTCCAGCGACGCCATAAGATCACGGATATCCTCCGGTCTGGATATAATCATCTCATCGCTGATCGCCTCGCTTATATCCACACCCATGTCGGCAAGATCCATGGCTATGTCATGCAGACGTCCGGCAACGTCCTTGATGTCCTTAAAATCATCCATATCGATTATCTCCCCAACCTTATCCCTTAGACCCTTCATATCCTTAGGCATACTGATATACGGTGTGGTACTATTGAAGTACGAGTCGGTAATCGTATTTCCGTCCTGACTCCGAACCTCCATACGGGTCATATTACGATACGTGTCATACATCCGATCTGCGTAATCCTGATCCTCCTGATACCGGAGTGCCAAGGAAGGGTATGGGATGGAGGCGAAAGCCTGATCGAACTCCCGGCGGTCGCTGATACCGCCTACCGCCCTCATGATCGTATCCCTTACCTCTATTGGATTCAAGCCCCTTCTCTTTCCTAACGAGTCATATGTATCCTCATATATCATATAATCATCACCAAGGCCTGACTCGGAGGACAGGAAATACATATCCTTCTCATTAAGATTCCCCTCAGACATAAAATCGACAATCCTCCTCATCATATCCCTTACCCGCTCATACTCCGATCGGTTAGTCATGATATTATCAATCTCATCAGCGTCATACATCCCAGATCGCTCAAGATTGTACCTATTGAGGAATATATCACCGCCGGAAAGGAAGTTAGATACGATCATATCATTAAGATCATTGATATTATCAACACCCAAGGAAGTAAGAGTATTATTAATATCCTTAACCTCATCGGCTATGAAATTGCCGGCGAAATAGTTCTTCCGCTTGATAAAGGACATGACATCATCATACCTAGGTTCCCCATTACTATCCAGATCATATTCTGATGGCATGGACATCCAGTCACCAAAGAAGGACACGAAGTCGGGGGAGTAGGCCGTACCCCAGACCGATAAGGCCTGCTTCTGGTCGCCCAGCACCTCCATCGCCCTTTGGTATAATCCGGATGGTTGGTTATTAGGGGCAAGGACATTATCTACCCTACCCTCCTTATTTTTTATAACATAACAAGATCTACCCATAGCTAAATCGTTTTGTTACAAAGATAAACAAAATCCCGCCTACTCTCACGAGCGGACGGGAGCCAAATAACAATAATAACAAACCTTATGTTTACTCTGAAAAAGTACAAATCATTTTGCCGATCCTCACGAACAGGCAAAAACTAAATCCTAAATAACAAAAAAAATGGAATTTATCGTTTAGCGAAAATATCCTTATCTGATTAACATATTGATTGTGAATAGGGGTGGATTCGTATACCCTCCCCTATCTCCTAACAATCTCAACCTGCTACAATAGAAATCAATCCATGACTGACATATTCCAATTTCTTATAAGATATATCTTTCTTATTTTCTCCGTTGATATCACGGATATTAAAAATTCCACGAAGCCTTCTTGCGTAAATAAAGCGTTCTTTACCTTGAAACATCACCTTATCAAACAATCTAAATCCGAAAACCTTAAAAGGAGATTGATTCATCCTTTTATTGCCTCCTTTAGGTGCTTTCATCTTATGAATTTGTCTGTTATGACGACGAACTAATTTCCGTTTGTAATAATATCCAAGTCTCTCGGAGTCAAAATTCCTTGAAATCACAAAAGCGTCGGATACATGGGATTTTTCAATCCCGTGATTTATACGATTATATTTTGTTATGTATCCGAAAGTCATTTTTACGTTTGGATACAAAGATTTTAACTCATCGTATAACTCCCATTTCATGATACTCATAACCGCAGCGTCACGAAGCGACTCACCTCTGTTTACTTTCAATTTGATATTTCCTTTACGAAACTCCTTATGGCAAGTCTTACACAATGTTATCAAATTAGAAGGTGAATCTCCTCCAGTCTTGCGTGACTCAATATGATGGACATTAAGGACAGGATCTTTTGATTTTCCTTTACAATGTTGGCATTTATGCTCATCCCTTGCCAAGACATACTCCCTTACATTCCAAAATCCTAATTGTTCACCTTCCTGATACTCTTTACCTGATATCTCTGGATTCTTGATCTTTTGAGTATCAAATTGGGCAACCTCAATAATCAGTTTTGAGACAGGTAGTATAGAATATACAAAACCGATAATCCTAATATGAGAATCAATCTTCTGCCGGATTGATGGAGCGATCCATCCTCTCTTCTTTGATTTAATCCTATTCATGAATCTTGGCTTTCTATATCTCAATCTGTACCTTCTAATCTTCCTCAATTCCCTTCTTGTTGATAGAAGATCAACAACATCACTTCTTAGAATAACCTCACTAGCGTAAAGTTCCTTGCTTTTTGTTGTAGCTGATAAACCGACATGTTTTGTACCTGTGTCAACGCCTAACGTAATCTCTTGCTTATAACCGGTTGTATCATACAAAAGCCTGATTGTAAAAGGACAAAGATTTACCACGGTTGCTTTCTTTGATTTAAGCAATCTTCTAACCTTACCATGCCTCGTTGTTGGCATTAAGGGTCTACCATATATATCCTGTACATAAACCATTTACAATAAATAATTTAATAAAATGTTTATTCAACATAAGTCAGGGCAAAACCCTGTTAGTACCCATCGCCAATGTTATTGAAGGTTTTGTACAGGCAACACCGAAACCCAAATACAATCCCTGTTTAATCACCTACCTTAGAGCTACAGACTTGGATAAACATCCGTAGGTAACTATATATTCTTCAATAACGTAGTCTTTATTTCAAGACTTAGGCTAATATCCGGCCAGTAAACTGGATATATAAAACTCAAACATTGTTTAACGTTTTATATATTATTGCAGATATTACTCCACCAATGACTCTCATTTATCTTCTCTCACCATACAAAGCGATTATATCTGGTCTCTATCATCTCCACCACCTTCTTGATATCAGATAAAGTTAATTTCTTTATCTCCATATTCCTACTATCCATCCTGACGAAAGAGTCCTTGAACTCCTGCTCGGTTATAGCATCCAACCTAAATAGATTGTATTTTATAAGTAACTGGCTTACGTCAAATATCAGGATATTAAGATCAATATCATCCTTCAACTCATCAAGAAGATCACACATCATGGCTTTGATAGCATCAGTATCAAGTTCCAGCTTCTCGGCTTCCTTCATTAACTTCTTGATAATACCATTGTGCTCAATTATGATGTTAGCATTATCATCATCGGTAGGTAGAAGGATATCCATCGTACATTTTATACCAACCTTATCACTAAGTCTTTTATTGAACTCAGTCATATAATCAAAAGCCTGATCCCTGCTTAAGGCGTATGTATGATCAAGTAACTGCTTTTGTCTGACCTTGACAAAATAGTTACTAGTGTATAGCATCATCAAGACCTTTACTCGCTGGATGCGTAGGTCTTGCATGATCTTCCGATGTAAAAAGGCATCTAATTGCATAATATAAAGAGTCCCCACCGGGGCCATCACACACCCGACAGGGACCAGCTTTTAAATATCTTACTCGTCAGGTGATGGGCTGACGCCACAAAGATAAGTCAAGATATTTTATTTAGCAAGGATTTTCCGCCTCATTTTCTCCGGATACTACGTTGCCGTCGGAAACCAAAGACTTGTCCTCGGCAGCCTTCGCAGGCGAGGCGAACTCCGATGGCAGATCCGGCAGGTTGGGGAACGAGACTTCCGTCTCTTCCTTGGATACCTTGTTCCCCTTGATACTCATCCTAAACTTAGGAGCTATGAAAGGATCGTTGTTAAGATCAATGTTGATCGTAACATCATTCATCAAAATATCCTCCTTAGTTCTGGAATCACCTATCCATCCTCTTACGTCAGCGGTCATAGGCATCCTGCTAGCCGCTTCCTTGATAGCTTCAAGCCGGCCCTTGATAACATCCACATCTCCCGCCAGCGGAATCATATATGTCTTATTATCCAACCCAGATCTGGCTATAGCGTTATTAAGATCCATTATATCATCAATACTTACGCCTCCGCCTAAACCCTCCGTAATCCTATCAGCCATCGATTCGATCATGGATGAAAATGACGATATATCCTGATTTTTCAATCTTACGGGGTACAGGTAATTTCTTCCATTTCCTGTCTTTATAGCTACGACCGGAATACGTGAATTTTTATAATCACCATACTTATCCCTGACGATAGCCGTACAGAACGGGAATATATTATACTTAATATTATCCCTCATCGTAACCTCCCCATTCTCTATATATCCTACGCTCTCGACCTTACCAACCGTCTCGTTGGTAAAGTCATTCTCGGATACCATCAACGTACCATTATCATCACTTACGCTAAAATTAGGTCTTCCCGGCAAAACACTGGTAACTGTACCTACGGACGGTATATCAATCTCGCCAGTAACAGATCCTATATTATCCCTATATAACTCAAAGGCCATACTCCTTAAATCAGCGTTACTCCCTTTTGAGTCTGGATCATTGGCTTTTAGCACCGAGACGAAATTGCCATCGCTATCCACGATCTTAATAACCATATTATCAACCAGCTCTCGGTAAGCCGACTTAGTCTCATCAGAATTAGGGTCAACGGCGTTAAGACTATTGTATTTATCATACAATTCCTTGGTATATGGATCTGACATATCCATCTTAAACCTTACCATATCACCCTTGCGGAGGCTAGCCGCTGCTTCCTGATTCACCGACTCGTTGTTAGATCCAAACGTATCACCCGTATAATAAGGGACAATAGATCCATCCTGCCCCTTGCGATACACCATGAACCAGTTGGAGGTCGATAAGGCGGTCTGCCGCCCCAATATGACACCAGTAGCGTTCTCGAAAGCCTGAGCGTCATCCTCGCTAATCATCCATCTTGAGTGGTTATCTGACTCTATAACAGTAAATATGTCGGTTCCGTTGGTGAAATCCATCACCCTTCCATTATCAGTATCAGTGGCATCAGATCTTTTAAGCCCAAGACCGTCCATAAACCTGTCAAGTCTCATTCCGCCAACCTCATAATACATGACCCCACCGATCTCTCTCTTCTGGGCCATCAACACCACCGGGTTCTGGGCGGCGTTAACTTCCGTCCTGCCGGTGGATGTCCCGGGTTCGCTCTCTGTGAGGACATCACCCATAGGTATGGATTTATCGTAATCCTTGACAGCTATACTTCCATTATCATACAACCTCATCCATTCCACGAATTGAAGAAGAGGATCATCAGAATAGTTATTGATAATATCAATAGCCTCATTAAGCTTATCCTGATCAATCTCATTGCCATTGTCAGCCTCATTCATAAGATCATTATAAGTCTTTATAGCTTCTTTGATCTGATCCTGATCAAGACCATTGATATTCATATCTACAATATCATCAACAGCGTCCTTGATATTATCATAAATATTATCATGGATCTTCAATCTATCTATTATCGATCTAGCCTTATTGATCCTTGAAATAGGATTATCCCCAAACCCGTTAACTAGACTATCGACACGAGGCTTGTTATTATCATATATCTGTCTCTCCCTAGGAGATAAGACATCCTCATTACCGTTCCATATCTTTATAGCTATATTATTGATTCTATCGTCAGAAGGATTTATGATATCCTCATCATCAGGAACCCTCTCGACTATATTACCTTCATCGGTCTTAATCTCGTTCTCCATAGATCTGGCTATCATATGATTATATGTCTTGAACATAAATGCCTCATCCTCCCCTATAAGACCATCTTGGTAAGCCTTGTCTATAGCTTGGTCGTTGGCGTAAAGATCATTGGCATCAGGATTATCAGTATTCCTGAAATCATACTTGCTATCATCCTCCTCATAAGTCTTACCCCATACGTTCGATAATATCTTCATGAACCCGCGCTCCTGCGCCCGGATGAATCTTCTGTCACGCATACGACGAAGAGACTCGTTTATATTCTTATAAGCCACAAGATTATGACGATACTCACTAAGCAATGCCATAGCCTCCTTATAATTATCAACCCCACGGATAGATACGACGTTCTCAAAATCAGCTATAGTATCATAAGCCGCCATAAGATCAGCGGCACTGATCCTTGAATCATTTCTATTTAAGAACAACTTAGATATATCAGCCTCTGAGTTAATTAACGTAGTTAATTTCCTCTCCAATGCGATCCTATCCTCTGTTAATTTAAGAAGCCTATCATTCTCCTTGACCAACCTAGCCTTATCAGATTCAAGAGCGTCCTTCGACGCGACACTTTGTTGAAGCCTCAAGACATTCTTCTCCATCCTCTGTATATCATCCGTAAGCTTCCTTAATTCTTCAAGACCCCTGCTCGAATCAGGATTAAGACGAGAATATATATCAAGAGCGGGACCTATATCCGTATTGTATATCCTTCTTAACTGATTGGCTATATCGTTCAAATTATCCTTCGCCTCAAGGCCATTATAAGCCATATTGGAGATATAGGCGTTAAACGACCTATTGGATATACCATCGGTAAGGGAGTCGGCGAACCTATTGGCCATGGTAAAATTATCCACCTTCTTATTAAACTCGTTGACAAGATCGGCTTTATACTCATTAACCTGCTCATCCGTCATATTCATATCGGAGGCTATATCGCTATTAGGTATAGACTCAATGACTGTCTTGAAATTCTCCTTGGTATCATCTAACATCCCCATTTCCTGATCATAACGAAGACGATTGAACACGGCATCACTAAAAGTCTTATCTATGATTCTAGAATTAGGTATATCGTCAGCGTTATTATCCGTTTTCAAGCCTGATAATTGAGCGTTCAGAGCCATACTGCCACGAATAGCACGGACAGCGGCGGTGGTCAAGGCGCCGGCATTGGCGTTGTAGGCCTCCACCATCCCCTTGTTCCGGGACATGTCTTGGCTCCATTCCTTTATACCCCCAATAGTCTTTCCACCCATAATCGATCCGATAATCATACCGATACCGATCTCCTTCCATCCTTGGCTAGACCCGTACGTCTCCTTGAACCCATTCTTTATAGCCTCCATATAGCCTATATTCTGCCGGATAGCCATAGGATTGTATCTTGATTCTACCCAATCCTTGGCGGACTTACTAGCCACTCCCTGAAGACCTTCCTCATACAGACCCTCTGACACTGGGCGCTTGATGATATTGAACGTATTTCCGGCTACCTTCTGCCATTTCTTTGGTGTTATGGCTCTTAACGTACCGTTATCCATCCTCTCGGCACCTACGCCAAATATATTGCGTTTTATGAACTTATCCACACCAAGATCCATGCCGAACATATCGCCGAACATAGCTATATTGGATAATGACAATATGCCGACGTTGGCGGCAAATACGGCATTAGCGGCATTGGCATTGTCAGCTCTGAACTTCATAAGCTCCTCATATGGGACTTCCCTTCCATAAGCGTTACGGTAAGACTGCCTGAAATTCTCCTCAGCCTCCATCAGCATGCTTCTGGCCTCGACAGACGCCTCCCACGAGGTAGATGCGCCAAGGAAAGCGAGGGTGTCCAGTCCCTTGCCTATCCTCCGTCCCGTACGGGCGGCCCTAAGGTAGACGCCGAACGCTTTCTTGGTATCCGAAGCCGCTTTGCCTATCCTAGCCAAAGCCACGCCCGCCCTAGCTCCCGTACGAGCTAAGTTCATCAATCCAGCGCCGGAATATACGGCTGACGATAACATGGCTCCAGCGGTAAAAGCAAGACCGGATAAAAAATCGTTAGACCAGAAATTAGCCGTGGTCATGCTTTGAAGGAAATTCATATCCCGCTCCTCACGATTGTAATAATGAGCAAGACCGTAATCCATCTTCTTGTCCTGATCATCCAACCATCTCGTGAAATCGTTATCAAAAACAGCGTTAAAATTACCTCTGGATACACCGGCGTAAATACCATAAAAAGGCTGAATAACACCACCTAATCCATACAAAGCGGCTTTACCTACAAATTTCCCCAAACCTCTCATCCATTTCTCAGTCCTACCTTGACTCCTAGATAAACGTGTGTCGTTATCTACACCGGGGATATAAGACTCGTATTTAGGTATCCAAGTACCGCTACTAAGTCGATACCTTGAATCCTCCAACGATATCTCCGGACCAGTAAGATTAAACCTGCCCTTATAGCTTTGATCAGAAGCCATATATCCTAATGGGGACATATGTTTCATATCATCATAATAATTTGTCTTAACAGTATTCTTGATCCTCTCCGACAATGACGGTATCTGGGACTTTGATCTCTCGGAAGCGGAATACGGATCCAATACCGGAGGCAGGTCACGATCCGGTATATCATAGGGATCCGTACCAATAGCCTTTATATTATCTACGTTTATGGTAGGATATCTGTACTTCTCGGCAAGATCCTTTCCGTTAGAGGTATTATTATAGATTTCCATTGTTTCCATTATTTCCACTATTTCCGTTATTCCTGTTTCTTATCTCCTGATCAATCATATCAGCTATGGGCGAGATGAAGCTCTCGAAATCATCAGTAGTAGATCTTCCCTCGCTCCTCCAATACACCTCATTCTCCTTGCTAAGTATCTGTTGCCATGCCATGACCAAATAATACTGCGGGCAGAAGTCGATCTTCCTTGCTACCTCATCAGCATAGTTAACGCCATCCAGATCAATTGAATACAACGGGGTATTACCCTCTCTAGCCCCTCCTTTGCTATATATATCAACATTTATCCCAGAAGAACCATTATTATACTTATATCCGGAAGCCCTTAACTCGTACATAGAAGCGTTATCGAACAACACGTCAGTAGCGATCATCATCTGATTCTTCCTGATATTACCGTCATTTATATTCGTAAACATATCTATATAAGGCATTACCGTGTCCTTGGCCCCGCTAGCGTAAGCGAATGGAGCTACCAACAATGACTTAGCCATCTTCCCATAAGCGTTGTTGCTTGAGCTGGCGAAAGATATGGGTACGACACCGGAATCATAGGTCTCGGACGGGATGCTTACATCCTCTTTGTAGAAAGTAAGTCTATTCGCAGCCAGATCAGCCTCGCTTACCTCAACAACAGATCGACCATCACCTCCATTATTGCCAATGATCTGATAATTACCATCACCTATAGGGGATATGGTAAACGTTATCTTCGTATTGGCATTATCCTTATCCTTAGGAATAAAACCGCCACCACGGGTAAATAGGTCACTAACCTTTATATAATCTTTCTCTTCTTGACTTTTAGACGGATAATCACCGGAGAAGATATACTCACGCTCGGCATACTCATGACGATATTGTCTCAGGTAATCCTCGCCAACACGTTTAGCGTCATCAGCGATCCTACCTAAATCCCCACGACTCCATTTATGTCTTAATAAATCATTCCTCTCTTTATGGGCCTCATCATATATAGCGGTAGCGACAGCGATCGCCCTGTTATCCCCGGCAAACCTATCTCTTATTTCCTCAATGTGCTTATTCTTACTAGCCCCAGATACGGCAAGAGACATTATAGATTCAATATCATCAAGCGAAAAAGACGTTCCCATTAAATCATTCACACGATCCAATAAGACACCTGATTGACCCGAATCCATTGATACATGAGGCATTTCTCCTTCAACACCGTAATTAATAGTATTTATATTATCATTTAACAAAGAGCTGTAAGCGGACAACTTACTCCAATCATTTAATGTTATATCGTTTATACCATTTATATCAAAAACCTTATCGCCATTGTTATTAATATCTCCAAGATTGAATGTGCCGAATCCATAACTAATATCTATACCTGACCCACTGTCCGATCTAGCTTCTCTCTGAATTATAGTATCAATACCATCCAAAACAGCATTGCTCGCCTTATTGAATCCATCATTGATCTTATTATACTTCCCTCTTTGGGTATTTAATCCAAGAAGCTTCAAATAACTATCCTGACCATTGTAATCAAGCAACTCGTTCCTTGACCCTCCATTGGCCTTGAAATAAGCCATGATAACCTGATCGTTATCCATATCCTTGACCACGTTACTATTCTCAGGATCAGACGCCCATGCGTCGATCTTCCTTCTAGCGTCATCTGATAATGACTTAACGAAATTACCCATGCCGGTAGTCACCGCCTTCTCGTTGGCTATGAACCCGTTCATGAACTCATCGCTTATGCTCACATCGTCAAGGTTTGCGCTCTTGGTAACCACGGTAGGCCCGGTCGTGTCATCACCTCCATTCTCCGACTTACCCGATTTGCTGGCTCTCATCAACGCTGCTTTCTCCATGGCTAGATTATGCCTTTTTGTCTCATTAAACTTAGCTCTCTCCATCATCTGCTGATTAGCCTTGAAATAATAATCATCAACACCCAACGTCTCGTATGAGTTATTATAAGACCATCTCAGCCCGACGCCACGAAGGAACTGCTGTCGTACCATGAACATGCCGGCTCGCTCCGGGCTGTAGTTGCTACCGATAACGCCCTCGGCCTCCTCCACGAAATCATTTCTCTGCTTGATAATATCCGCCAGCTCCGACTCCAACTTAGCCCTCTTGGCCTTGTCATTGCCAACGCCCTTTAGCTTGGCTCGTATGGATTCTTCCTTGACACTGAAATCATCAATATACCCTTTAAGGAAATCTGAGGTGCTTTGAACATTAAATAAGTCAGGATTCGTTCTAGCCATATATCTTCCCTCTAATTGCATCTGAGCCTTACCGTTCTCAGATATAGAAGCCATGGCTATATCCCTGACCTGAGCGTAACTCATCTCATCTATATACATCTCACGCATCTCGCCCGTCCTGTTGCCATTGGCATCAGTCACCGGTACATTGACTTTCTTCCCCTTGTTAAGGGAGATGAAATTCTTCATCTTCTCATCAATCTCAGCGTGGTAATCCGTATAAGGGGTATAATGTATAGGATTAAGACGTGTCCCTACCTGACCGTCATTCATCCAAGCCACGGCATCCGCAAAAGCCTCAGCCTCGTTTATAGGACTATACATCTTGGGATTGTTCAGCTTCATATCCTCCATCTTCTCGCTAAAAGCCCGGATCTCCCTAGTACCGGCAATAGCATTCAACACACGGGTATCCAGAGCTTCTCCAAGACGAGCCTGTATGCTTCTGGCTATACCGTCGGAAGCCAAATTAGATTTACGATACACGTTATTCACGTCCTGTATCAGCCCATTTAACCTATTCTGAAGATATTCCCTATCCTGAGGTTTTATAATGTCAGAATTGATAATATAATCAGCATACTCGTTTATAGCCTGCCGATTGGTATCTATCTTCTGCTGCATGTACCCCATCCCCTGCATCATGACATCCATGTTGTAGGGCGATACATACTTGCCGTAATTCCTTAATATACTATATTGTGAAGCCATCCTTTATCCTTTCTTGCCTTTAGTTACTTCCTGAGCAGGATATAATCTCCTATAACTCAATATATCTCCTTGAGGATCAGCGATTAATTGTCCATTGGTACCAATCTTTACATCCCCAAATATAGACCTTAATGTATTCATGGTCGTAGCCGTATTCCACTTCTGCTGGATCTCGTCATTTACGCTATCGAAATACCTAGCCCAGTTCTCGTCATTTATAGCCAATCCCTGCAATATACGTTGCTGGTAAGCTTGACGTTGGGCTATATTCTTATCATACGTATCAGCCCAAGTACGGGCGTTTACATTATCAGCCCAAGCCCTTTGAGCCACGTTCCCTTGTTCTACCTCATTAATGTATCTACCTATATTGGAACTCATGATAGCCTGTAAGTTGGATGATAAAGCCCCTCTCTGGGAATCCGGGACATTACCCATCTGATCCAATTGTGATTGGAAAGCACGATTGGTCTCAACCATATACTGATCAGCCGATCTCAACACCGGATCCACGGTAGGAGCGTAATGCCTTTCCAGACCTTCCGTTGTCACGGCTCCCGGGGTCATCCTAAATACCTCGGGGAAGTCAAGACCGCCACCCACTATATTCCTGCCTCCATTGCCGCTGTTCGACTTACCGGCATTTGTATTGGTCTTAGGGAGTGTATTGGGATCAATCAGCTCAGGCATATCCAGTTTAACATCAGGTTCCTCCACATCACCTATATCCATAGGACCGGGAGCCACCTTATGAGGATCAAGTATAAAATCAAGACCTTCCATTCCTTTCATGGATCTCAATGCCTGCATCTTAAGCATATCCTCGCCAAGTATCTTATTAACGACATCCTTGTTCTTGTCAGAGAATAGTTGGCTAAAATGAGTGATACCAGCGTCGTTAAGAGCTTTATGCTGTTCCTCTGTAACAACATCCAGACCGATCATAGGACGAGATGAGGAATATTGACCAAACTTATTGTCTCTCATCCTATCATGATATGAGGCTTTCTTATCTTCCGGGTAATTACCTTGGCTATCCTCGCCTCCAAAGGAAACGAGTGTCGTATAATCCCGAAGCGCCTCTGCGTTGGCGATGATCGGGTTCTCCGCCGTGGCCAAGCCCATCCACCCACCAGTAGTGCTGTATATAGCATCCTGAAGAGCCTTGGCGGCAGTAGCCTTCGGAGCGCTCATATAAGCATCATAAGCCAAAGGCATGAACGTCTTATAATACTCCAGTCTCTCATCGGTATTAATACCGCCATAAGAGCCATCCTGACCCTGACGCTGATACCCAAACGTGTTATCCTTATTATTGTACTTGTTCTCTACGGGACGGAAAGTAAGTAGGTAATCGAATAAAGAACTACCACCTTTCTCCATCTTCTGACGAATACCAGCCACTTTCTTAAGCAATTCTTTCTTAGCATCGGCTATATCCTCCTCCGTAAGACCGTATTCTTTCATGGATCTGGATATGATGTTATCTATCTCACCACCCTTAGCGAAATACGTATCCTCATCCTTCTTCATCTTCCGGTCTTCCTGCTCTTTGTATATGACATTAGCGAAGTCCGTAAATCTTCCCTCTAATCCATTAACGGTATCGTTGCTATCATTTATAGCCTTAGATAATACGGAGGCGTTTAAACGCCTCGTATTCTCGTCATCTATCTTATCGTTTTTCTTCAGCTTCTCCAGCGCCTTTTTCTGATCATCGTAAGCCGATTTAAGACCGATCTTAGCCTTATACCTGTCCATTAACGTAGCATACGTATCCTTAGGCGTGGCTTTGATCCCATACGTATCTCTGATGTATTTAGCGAAATCCGGCTCTATGGTTGTGTCGTCGGTAATAACCTTCGTTCCCTGCTCCAAGGAAACGGGGGTTCCACCATCGGCGTGCTTCTGCCCCATAGCCTCCATCGGCGCCTCTCCGGGCTGCGTCACGTACTCACCCTTCTCGACCTCTACGTTGGCTTGATCTTCCATCGACTTAGGTAACGGATACAGGTACTCACCGGTAAGGCTTCCGCTATCGAACCTATTATTAGGTCCTAGATAAACACCCCCACCATCCTTGTACTGCATCTGGGATTGCCTTCTTTGTCTGGCCTCACGCTCCTGAGCTAACCTGATATTGGTACGAGTACCTTTCTCTGACGCTATCCCAGAAACCACGTTACGAGCCAACCCCATGATACCACTAATTCCTGAGGCTATGGTGGTTATCGTATTAGCTGTTTTAGCCCCAGTGGATAAATCACCATATCCCTCGCTTCTCATACGCCCTATACCACGACCCATCTGAGTGAATCTAGACCCTATATCATCAGCGCCATAGTAGGGGATGGTGGTAAAATCAAAAACATCCGTCTCGCCTGAACCGGTCTTAGACTTATCAACATCGTTAACAGTTATGTTATTAAGCGTAATACCATTGTCCTGATAATTCTCAGCTATACGCTGTAAACTACCCTTGAAGCTAGCCGGAAACACATTATCCTGATCAAAAGCATTAGCGTATTTAGTCCTCAACTGATCTGGAGTATCCAAAGAATATATCCCTAGCGGATTGACCGGCGCGGGTAATCCTTGGTTGGTATTCACCAAAGGTTCTATACCTAACCCTTGTATACCGTCCATATTACCAAGCATATACGACCCGACTTCCCCGGCCTCTTGATATTTAGGTATCTTCCTCTTGATTACGTATTTGCTCATGTCTAATTAATTTCGTTCTGACACAAAGATAATTTAAAAAAACAGAGACTCATCATTTCGCAACGATGAGTCTCTCAGCAAATGCTATTATTATGTACAGAATTAAATTCTTTTTATGAATAATGATCCTATAGCCTTAACCAAATCATAGAAACCGGCAGAACTGAGACCTACAGCCACTCCATATAATAGAGCCTCCCACCATTCACTCCCTATAAGCAATGGAGACACCTTTAGTAGCCACGCTAATATACAAACCAGCATACCTATGACTACGGCGGATAGGACTTTAGCCCACTTATGGGTGTCAATATACGGCACAACCTTGGCTAGTTGGGTAGCTGACATCGTAACAAAAGCCATGATACCGGTAAAGGTAGTTAGATCAATGGTGATAGTCCCTTCTGATGGGATTACCTCTTGCGCCATCAAAGCGAACGGCGTCAATAACATAGCAAATAAAAATAACAATCTTTTCATATCTAAAACGTTTAATTACTTCGCAAATATAGCATTAATTCTGAGTTCTGCTCATACCCTTTATATTCAGCATCAACCCCGGTATCATATTAAGCACCAACTGCCTTTTCGCCTGCTCCCTACGCATACGCTCAGCTTCCGCTATCTGCGCCTCTGATTGGGGATCGTTCTTGATGTTATTAGCGATATCCTCTATAGCTTTCCTGTTGGCGCCTGATTGAGCTAGCATCTTATATAACAGGTCTTGACCTTCCTTCTCCCACCAGCTATCCATGGAAGAGCGGGAAGCCAAAGAAGGATCGGCAGGGGCTACCGTCTCAGGTACGGGCTGCTGACCTCCGTCCCCCGTGCCCGAATCCCGCTGTCCGAACTCGTATCTCATTGGCTCGTTCTCCGGGACACCATACCTATTAGCGAACATATCAGCGAACTCAAATCTCTTCTTATTTCTCAAGGTCGATCCAAGAGGCCTACCGTATCCTTGATTCCATGCCACGGTAGCGTCCTTGTAGTTGACAGCGTTATCGAAATCGGATTTAGAATACATATAATAGTTATACTCATTCCCCTGAGCATCCTTGTCAAAGAACTTTCCTTGATTGATGTAGTTCCAACCTAACCCCGGGACCTTGCCTTGATACTCATCCACGAGATAATCCAACTGCTGTATCAATGTCGGTTTCTTCCCATACCTGCGCTGTAGCTCCTTCTTCCTCGGTCCAAGCCATTGTTGGATGCCAAAATCACCGGCGACTCCTAGGGCTTCGGTGTCCCCTCCGGACTCGGCGGCGATGTTCGACAGGATACCGATAGCTTGCGTTTGTGGTATTCCCTTCTTATCGGTCAGATAATCCCATATCTCATCATACACAACCATCTTATTATCCTCTGATCTGTCAGGATCAATTACATATTTACCATCTCCATAAGCCCTACCTGTGCTTACGGCCCCTCCCTTATCTTTCTTCTCCTTATCATCATCCATCAACATCTTACCAACTATAGCCGCCGGCAAAATAGCAGGAACATTTTTAATGGCTTTTTTTATTTTATCCGATGATTCTTTCAATACCTTTCCCGTAGCTCCAAACATGTTCTTGGAATAATCTTCAGCATAATTGCTACCTATACCACTCACAAGGTTGTACACATCAATCTCATCCATACTATCGATATACTTATCAAGGTCATCAATAGATGGAGTCCTTCCATATGTATTATAAAATTTATTCCACAAGCGAAATCTAGCTTGAGTATTAAAAGCTATTTTCTCTGATATCTCATTACTTGATGAGTTTGGGTCAGCCCTATAAGCGTCTTTTAATAATGACTTATCATTTTCGGATAAATAAATCTTATTATAATTATTACTTGAATCATATTTATGCCTAAACTCATGAGATAGGTTAGATAAACTCTCATCGCTCCTAGTAACAACCTTATTGTATTTACTAGTATAAAACCCTTTAGCATTACTATTATCCAAAGCGGAGGATACCTCATATCTAAAATCATCGAAATCAGAATCCGCCGATACCCTTAGATTGTAAGCTTCTTCCAACCGTTTCCCATTATCATCAAGCATAGAATCTATCTTATCCTTAATATGCTTGTTAGACACATCATTTATATTTTGGAGATCAACACCATTATCAATCATCAAATCCACAGCCGCCTTATAAGAATCAGGGAGATTGTTATAATTCCTTGAAATTCTATCATGAACATCCTTGTTAAAAAAATCCCTAACCAAAGGTTCATCATGAACATATTTATCCACAAGATCATTATCTACAAGAAAATCATACAATTTACGTTTATCTTCTGGCAGAGGAATCTTCTTTACTTTATTAGCGAAAGAAAAAAATTCACCTAATACCGGGAATAGCCCTAAAGCTGATAATGTCATTCCTAAACCATCCCCAGCCTTCGATGACTCCACAAAATCTCTCACATCCATAACATCCCCGATAATAGGGATACCTCCAGCTATAATCTCGGTAATGTCAACTCCATCATTTATCTTCTTACCATATTCAGTATTAAGATTTATGCCACTAGATCCAATGGAGGTGTTATCCCTTGAAGCCACATATCCACCCCCTTGTTTCTTATCCATCTTCTCTCCCCATAGCCCATATTTCTCCATGGGCCATATACCGTCTATGGCATCCACATAACCAACGGGATACTCCCCGTCCAGACGCCGGTTTCGCCGCTCGTCCGCCGGGTACAGGGCGTTGGCCAACGGCTGCGTGATATGACCCAACCCCTTATCCTTGGAACTCGACATAGCATCCACCACAGTCCGATATACAGGTCTTAATTTCTCAGGTGGATATAATCCCGCCTCATCAACCAGCTCACCTATCTTCTTATTTATGCCCCTGAGGCTGAAATTATAATTACCCATGCCATTATTCAACGGGGACAACGTACCTCTTATCCCATTCATACCTTTAACTGCGGCTCCTCCGCTAAGGATATCAAACTCCGGGGATACGTTTCTCAAAGGACTATCATCCATACCCCTGAAATACATAGGACGCTCGCCTCTTACGACACGATCAAGATCCTCCTTATATAAATCCCTTATCCACGATGGGATTTCCTCCGGTTTATTCTTCTTAGACATATATTACGTTTTTCACAAAGATAACCATAATATCACAAGCCTAAAAACACGAAACGGGCACATAATAAATCATGTACCCGTTTATACGCTAATGCATGTGATAAGCAGCCAAGGCTCCTTTAGCTTTCTCCTTAGACTTGTACTTAGCCGGCCATAATTTACCGGTCTTGTTACTGACCACTCGCCAATCACTCCCTACTTTCTTGATACATCCTGATTTCGGGCATTTGCCCTTCTTTTTACTGCTAGTTTTCCCTGCTGCCATAACATCAAATATTTAAAGGTATATAATCACCTCAATAAACTTTCTCATCGTTGCTAAACCAACGTACTATCATCTTGAACCGGCTCTCAATGTCATTCACGAACCTAGCCAAGAACCAATCGCCACGAAGACGATCCCGCCACCTCCGATGATAATCGACAGCCCTGGGGTCGATCTTACGGTCAATGTCATTCACATCCTTAACCCATATCGGAAGATTGTTCGTATCGTCTTTGACCTCGTTAAAATAGTCATTTATATTTATCTTCTGATCAACCTCCGTCACCAGTATCTCACGGCTATCGTCATTGGTTACAGGATACCTTAACCGCTGGCTCATATCGTTCTTGTCGGCGATAACCATCCGAAGCTCACCGCTGTTGTTGGTATCATTATAAAACCATGCCTTATTAAATCCAGTAGTCCTAAGAATTTGGTAATTAACCTCATCCTGATATCTTCTGGCATCCATCCGATATTGGTAGTTGGTGAGGATCTTATTCACGTACTGCTCACGTACCGGAACCTCTATAACAAACGGATATAGCTTACCATAAAATACTTGATACGATTGGTTGGTCAAACCATGAGACCATAAACCTATCTCCTGACTTTCACTTGAGTAGTTCTTTCCGGACTGGAAATAATGCTGGTGCTCGATATAATAATCAGGGGTGTAGGATAAATATGATTTCCACTCACCCTTCAGGCAGTTATACCCAACGGTGAACGAGACGTCCGTGAAATGGCTGGTGTCCTGCAACTCCACCGCCTGTCCGTTCCTGTAGAACCGGCCGCCACGGAATTGGTACTCGCTCGGATTCCCTACCGGTATATAATCTTTCTTGGTTATCAGAACCCTCTTAAACCTATTATCCCAACCCATGGACAACCCTATACCAAAAAACTTGTTATCAATATCATAATAAGACAACTCAGCGTCCGTATCAGCGTTATATATCCGGCTACGGATGATCTTCATCTGAAGATGCTCCTTAAACCAGTTTCTAAGCCCCGGTGTGACCTCCGTAAGATTCCTACCATTAGAATCTACCTTAAACACCTGACCACGCCTTAAATCGACCCAAAAATGCCCAAACTCGCAACTGATCATATCCCGACTCTGGGTCCCGGAATATCCTAACGTCGTATTATTATACTCGATACCACGAGAGGCGAAAAGACCACCTGTCCCTAGTTCGCTATTCTCCGGGGATATTCTCTCCGCCAATACGTCTATGGCGTTATACAGCCCTACCTGATTCTCGAAGCGAGCCAGTATCTGATCCGACTCTATCCCTTTCATGCTTATAAGCTTTCCGAACGAGGTCTTGAACTCATGGTAATCCATAGGCTTGTACGACAGCCAAGGATCGGTCATGCCGTTCTCCGACACGTCGGCGGTGCTCCATATGACGCCGTTGGGTCTTTGGTAGGCGCAGTCCCAAAAATTGCTATCATACGTCTCCGGCAACGACCTTCCGCCTAGCGTAAAACGATTCTTATACACAGGGCTCATCTTAAACACATTATCCCTTGATATAGGGACATTACGCTCTTGAGTCCATGATATATAATCCCCTACCTCCGGATAGAATCCCTCGTAAGGCTCAGGCCCGGCTATACGGAAATTGCAATTGATCTCAGACTCCACGAGGAACTGAGGTATACCATAGAAGTATAAGAAGAAACGACCGCTAAGATACATATCTCCGGTCTTGCAAACCATCTCATAAGCGCTCTTCCGGCTAGGGAAAGAGTATAGCGATCCGGTATCCGTATCGGTCTTATTAAGATAATCCTCCCCGGTATCGTAATTGACGAAATAACGGGGATACCCGATGTTTCGATAATCGTAATAAGGGAATGGTATCATGTCTCCCTGACCAAACTGAGTCAAGTAAAACATAGGCATCTTCCTCTTAAGCGAGAACCTTGATATAAACACATCTCCTCCAAAAACAGGTTTACGCTTATCCTCATCCATCAACCCGCAACCACCTAACGATACCCACCTGATATCCTCTATCTGCCCGTATTGAGCCGGAGAATATTTCTTTATCCTCATATAGGGGCAGGATACAAAAGATTCACGTGTCATAAAATGAGGCGTCATACCAGCCACCTCATCGTTACGAATATTACACTCATCCTGAATACGGCTGGTATCGTAACTTGAAACCAACTCCGGATATTCAAGCATATACTTATCCATACCAAATGACATGAACAACGAATGCTCACGATCGAGGTTGTTTATGATAATAGGCTTACCACCTACGGTTCCCCCTTGTGACGAGATGTCTGTAACCGGATACAACCCGCTCTTGATATATTTGGCCGTTGACAATCCACGTAGCTCCGACGCCCCTATTTTTTGGTAAAATAAATTATAATGAGCGACAGAAGTATAATAATAAGCATAGTTCCGTCTAGGTCCCCTATCTATCAATGCCGTTAACCACTGATACCTATACTTGCCTATATCCACCACGGACTGGGCTGTGGCCTTGGCGATACCCGTAGCCAGACGGATAGCCGTCAGCGCTATGCCGACAGGGTTGGCTAAAAAGAACACGCCTCCACCGACATATTGCTGTGAAGCCGACTGATATGTATACTCAGCTATAGCGGATATTAAATTAGCCATAGCCTCCACCGTAGCCAATGATGTTGCCATACTGTAAGCCTTACTCCCTAATATCGTCCATTTAGGGTGATCCTCCACCTCCCTGAATATACCTGAGGATTTACCTAATTGATAACCATCAACAAGGCACTCGGTGGGAGCGTCAGGCTTGTTAAAGGCAATATCAGGACTTAAGAATGAATACCAGATATTACCCTTCCTGTTAAACGGATGCGTTATAAATTTCTCACGATTAATATCCTTATAGATATACATATCATCAGACAAATCGTTGTAAGGGTAATTAGGATAAAGGTTAGCCGATCCGTCGGGATCATCGTACTTAAACATATCATAAGCCAGACCGGTTCCGATAACGCTCTTATCCAACGTCCTATCGCCCCTATACAACTCATATCCTATTATAGAATCTCTTCTGGCCTTATCTATAAGACCGTTCTCTACCGCTATATCCAAAAACTCATTAACGATATCGTCATCAAGCATCACCCCCATAGGATAAATATAGGAGTCAACTCCATATTGACCGGTCAGTTGAGACGGATTACCCATAAAAGGAGCGACAGAGTTATCCGGGAACTTGTAATGACGTATAGGTCTCTGACAAAACGTGGTTGACGTATTGGGGTACTCAGCGTTACCCCCATTACCGGTGAAATAAGACTTACCCCCAACTGATTTAGGAGACCCATAGTATTTCGTCAAAGAATCTATTATGTCCTTCCTCTTTGATCCTCCCGATGATATCCCGATCTTACTTGAATCATACAATTCAAAATTAGCCGGGTACTTATTGGTAGACTCCCAATATCCGAAATCACCATACTGATATGGTCTGGGAGCGCAGTCAGCGGGTTTATCCCCACATGAGACACACTTCGCCTCATAGGTAACAAATCTCCTTAATTTCAATTCTTTCGTGAAGAAGAACACGTATTTCACCTCCAGTGGCCGAATGCCAAAACAGAACGGGGCGGGGAAGATGGCGGTGCTTGCCGTATAGAATCCGGCAAGCTCCTTCATGTCCTTCCTCATGGCGAAACCGGTGAAGAACACGCATACCGCAGGCTCGATGCAAACATATATCTTATGGAAAGTAGTCTTGTCATCATTCCAGAACAAGTACTTTGGCATCATAAATATCTTATGATCCACGTAATTCACTATAACACCTTTCTTGGCATCATTAGCCAAAGGATTAGGAGCCACGGTACCTTCCTTGTCCGAGAAAAACGTTATACGAACCTTGTTGTATGATGATGAGTCGCCGATCGGATAATTATAGTTACCCATCATCTCTATGTACATAATACCGTTATCAGGATCGGATAAACCACTTATGTATTTCTCGTAATCCAACTCCACCCATCTGGCGTATGAGGATACATGTGGATAGAACTTGAAATAAGTCAAGTTGCTTCTACCGAACCAATTGGTCTTGGCGTCAATATCATTCTGCACAGACACACGACCTTCCCAGTCAGTAGTTATACCGGTATTGAACTTAGAATTATCACCATCGCCAAAAAGACACATGGCGTTCTCGATACCAAACTGACTCTCGTATTGGGGAAAATAAGCCTCCATCGTATCCATCAACTTATCAAGCATCGTCTCTGTATGATGCTTACCTTCCCATCCGTCATATTGAAACAAATACGTGCACTTACCCAATGACCTACCTCCTTGGAATGTAGGAAGTTGAACATCATTAATAGTAGGATTGACATGAGGATCATCTACCGAGCACCCATTAGTACATATACCCTCATCATATAACTGCCGGACATTAGACATATCCTGACACAAGACCAAAGCGGAGGAGTCTATATCAGACGGGAATTTATCCTCATCCTGACCATCCAGCCATTCCTGAACCAGATCTATGATATTCTTACCTCCACTGGAGTAATTATCGAAATCACACAATACAGAGAATTTCCTTTGTGACTCGGCGTTACTTTGTATTAAGGTGGTAGGCTCGGTCTCCGTATAATCACTAGCCAGCTTATACGTAAAATCAATCCTAGAATCCACCAAAGAGTTTTTATCCAATATAGTCCTGGTCTCTATCCTCTCGATATCATCACATCCACTAGGAAAATCGGGAGCCTTTATACCGTCTTGATCCTCTGGCAATGATATAGCAGCGCATAACTCGTCAGTAATACCTACATTAGATTCTATGATATCACACAGGTTCTCTATATTATCAGCGATATAATCAATAGCATCATATACCGTAACATCTTCCCCCATCGTGTTGATAACGAATTGGGTCTCTCCTACCGTGGCATATTCCTGCTCTACATATCTGAGCTGCTTGACATCTAGCTGATTCTTGCATTCTCCTCCAAAATCATCAAATCCCCAAGACGGGTCGTTTATGATCTTTGCCGTATTCTTAAACTGCCAAAGATGACGGCGGCTGTTCCCCGCACACTGCGGGTTGTTCTCCAGCACCGACGCAGCCGACAGGTCGTCAGAGTTACCGTCCTCATCAACGATAACCTCCATCTCCTCCCTTGTGGCCGGACGAGGGATAAGCGGGAATCTAGCCGTCCTGTATCCTGTATTGGTAAAGAATCTTATACCCAACGGATATACCTCGTCACGCATGAAAGAGGCGTATTTAGAGCAAGCCACACCGTCTTTATACAAATTCTCCGTGGCTATAGATGTCTGCCATTTAACGAAATGACCCAAGAAGTTAACGACCGGTTGAAGATTCCATTCGTTCTCCACGGTCAAGCCGTATTGAAGAAGACGATTCCCGACAGACGTCATGCCTCTGGCTGTCTTATATACCGGTATTTCCTTGGATAACTTCTCCATGGTCGTACGCTCGCTATATTGATCCGTAAGATAATAGATAGTCCTTTCCGTTATCGGATGTATACCTTCTATGAAATACTCAAGAACCGGGCTTTGCTCACCATTAAACCCAACCGTGTTCTGTATAACACCTATCTTATAATGAGATACCTGCTTATCTATATTAGACACGGTAAGGCGGATACCCATGTTGGTTGACTTACCCCATAAACCATCGCGGATAACCATATCTTGACGATCGAATAACATGATTGGGTTGGTCAATGAGCAATATCCGGTCTTCTCAATCCCGAACTCATCGCACAACGCCACGCAGAACTGGTAGGTCCCGGCACGCAGGCTCCCCCCGAACTCCACGACCTCAGGCTCCACGCACGGGGCCGTCAGCAACGGGAACACCAGCAGCTTCTCGCAGGCCAGCCTACACCTCTCTATTGGTTTGTCATCCCCACATGTCTTATACCCATGATAATGATACCAAAAGTCACCATCATCATCCGGATTAAGAGCCTTATCGACCATAACATATCGCTGGGGATTATATCCATCGGTCCAGTATATCACCTTCCCGCATTTCTCGTCCTTGATCTCTATATCGAAGATCGGATGATGAATGGAGAAATTAAGACAAGGGTCATCAACCCAGTCCTCTATCAGGACCTCCATCAAATCACATATCTCATCAAAACGACCATCCGACTCCTCAAGCCTCTCGCCAAGGATACGATGGATGTCCTTTCCCGATCCAGCCAATTGATCCTCAACGGTCTTGATATAATCCAATGACCGCATGAACGTGATCTTAGACGTATTATCATCCGGATTAGATAGAAAGAAATAAGTGTTATCACCAGCTATATCATTCTTATACCCAATAACCTTATAGCCATCGAATCGCTTACATAAAAGGGTACTAGGCTCGTTCTGGATCTTTAGCTGGCTTCCATCGTCACCCTCTATGGTAGCGTTCAAGGCGAAACTATATTCAGACGGGGATAGATCCTGTGGATGCTTATCCCTGTTCATCCCAGAGTCGGGAACCGCTATGTTAGAATTATTCTGCACGATGTTATGTTTTTCGCAAAGATAACAAATCCGGCGGATAATCACTTACACGCCGGATCTTAACAAAAACTGTACGTATTATGCTAAAACATTCAAATCACGCGAATATAAAAAAATCCTCCTAACTTTCACAAGTCAGGAGGAAGACTAAACACTTAAAACGTCTCGTGGTAAAGCACAAAAACATAATAATTACGAATTTCCACCCATGTAGTTCGATTGCTTATCGGCATCCTCTACAGATATGTAAAAGAAACCGTTAGTCACGTATCTCTCATTGACATCCACAAAATCAGTAGATCCTTTGTCCACTCCTTTCTTCGATCCCTCATCACACACAGCTACCAGACTATTAAAGTCATTGGAATAACCTACGACTACACCGTGTATATCCCGATTTCGAGGATCGAATACGTACCTCATCTTATACCTATCGTAAGCTAACTCTAAAGAGCTTTTGCTTAGCCTCTCATCTAATCCGGCACCCGCCACCAAAGCCAAAACGCTCTTTGATATGTCACTCATGGTGGTATCCTTGGCCGGAGCCTTAGGCATAGAAACGCCTTCCATGACAAAATCCAACGCCTTATCTAAAAGCTCGTCGAAATCATCATCTCTTATATAATCCTTAAGCACCTCCAGTATATATAACCGGACATGGAGTTCGTTATTTACATCATTCAATGTGACCATAATACTAGTTTTCGGCAAAGCTAGATTATTCCTGCACAATAAAAAATCAAATATGTCATAAGTAAAGGACTAAAAAATAAAAAACTCCCCCATCCTCACGGACGAGAGAGCTGATAAATATTTATATTATGAAAAAGAACAATCACTCACCTATTCTTACAATACAGTCACGAGATTCCTTGTTATAGATCATCGTGCCTACCTTAGAATACAAGGTCTTTATATTTTGCCAATTATCCTCACCATGGGCGGATACGTTGGTAGGGGCATCACCAGTATAAACCTCCTCGCCTCCGATATTGACAAAATCATATCCACGTTTCTCCATCGTACCTCCCTTATATGCCGTGAACTTGATAGTGACATTACCCTTCTCACGACCACCATACCAGTTACCGTATATACTGCACCTGATCTCAAGAGGTAATTTATCGTAATTATCGCCATCCAACAACGGCCCCATCTGGATCAAAGCGGCCTCATTACCTGATTCCATATTATCACCACCGTGGATAAGATAATCACCTACCCGTTCCTGCGTGGTCTGGTACTGTTTACTCCAACCAACCAGCTTGCCGTCCACGTCCGGGAGGCCGGTGTTATCGAAACCAGTTGCCGTATCAAAGTCAATGCCGTCCTCGTCAGCCCAGATATACCTAAGAACAAGGTAATCGAACTCCGGGATGATCACCACCGGGACGGACTCCTGCCTGCACACGAACGTCTTCTCTTCCTTGGTTCCCTCTTTTATAACCTTGTATGTTACCTGACGTATCTCGCCGGTCTCATTAATATCAGCTGTAACCTTAACCTCAGCAGGGCCAGTACCACTTGTCTTATCTAAATGTATCCAATCAGCCATATCATCGTATTTTGTTAAACCATTTTAATATACTTATCAAAAGCGTTGGGCCACATACGCTCATAAGACAACATCCTTCTCCTATTATCCTCAGCCAACTCCCGATAATCATTTAACGTGATCATCGACATCTTAAGCTCCTTCATAGCCCTAGCGAACTTACCCGGCTCCTGCTGAGCATATAATTTATAAGCGTCACCAGCGCCTTGTATCAAGCCATTCACGGCGGCATTCTCGAAGATCTTCATCTTGATATACGTCTCGACATAATCCTCAAGGTATCCTAACGCCGTTTCTGGTATATACGGAAGACCGTCATCGTCCTTAGGCGTAGCACGATATATGATATAAATAAATCCATCAAACCCTGTATACATAGTATTGCCGGATATAGTTATATCATAATTATCCCAATCGTACTTATCCCGATATTTGTCGGCGGCGCAATCACGCCTCAGTCCTCGACCTATAGACAGCCTTACGGGATGATGGTAATGAAATCGAACCTCGTGAGACCCGATATATATCCTCTCCGTGATCGTCTTCTCAAACTCCTCCTTACAGCACTCGGTGCAGGAGTTCCAACGGAACCCACGCTCGGTGCGCTCGACCCAGCCGATCTCGTGTTGGAGGTCAGCCTTAGCCTTGTCGCCGCCCGGAATCTCACAGACAAGAGGCTCACACCTATAGGCGTCAAGCATGTCGAAAAAATCGGAAGGCAATACCGCCTGTTTATTACTGGTCTTGACAACCGCCTCGGACATGACCGCTATAACACCCCCGAACCTTTTCAAGGCGATCTCAGCCCACCTATAAACAGACGAGGTATCTATAGCCCCGCTATCATCGTATTTATGTAAATCGGCCTTGATCTCGGCCAACAACCCTTTTATAGTCATATTCAAGTCTTTTGCACAAAGATATGTATTTGAATCATTGATACAAAAAAAAATCTAGTCTACCCTCACGGGCTAACTGGATCACAAAAACTTCTACAGCTTATAAACCCATTTAACTCCAAATACCTTACTCTCCGACTCAACCTCCCGGTACAAGAACTTATACCTCCTACCTGATTCCATAGCCAACCTACACTCCCTGTTCAACGCCGGAGAAATATAGAGATGGAAATACTTGTTCCGAGGCATAAAATCAATACACGTATGTACATAAGAATATCCACCAGTTCCACGTCTGTTAATAGTACCGGTAAGCTTATTCAGATATATCTTACGATTAGGATTTATCTTATGGCACAGATAACCGATGTTGTTTATATAAACCCCACCCTCATCCTCCAGATACCTATCACGTATGACTTTCCAGATCAACGACTGGCACTCAAGGATATCATTCTTATCCACGATCGTATGCTTCCTCCTTTTCCCGTTCTTAGACATAATAGATCTATAGAATCGAAGAAAGTATTGATCAAGTATTTTAAATGACTTTGTTTTCATATCACAAATATAACGATTTCATCCTAATACAAGAAATTTATACACAAAAATACACCGCCTGCACCAAGGACGAGGCAAACAGGATAGCCGACAGCAACCTACAGTCAGACGGTATCTCTTACGCTAATGGCTTGGCGCAGGCGGATAGATGCGATTGCCTCGAAACATGGAGCGCTTACGCTAGCGGAAGTTTTAATGGACAATGTTTAAGTATATCCGTAAGTTATGATAATCCATGTGGTAAATCTAAAACAGCATCATTTGATGTGTATTATACTAGATCTGAACCATCTGGAGATGTAGAATATTTCTCTACCACTAAAACAGTCACCATACCATCCGGATCGGGAACGATATCAGGCGGAAGTGATTGTGTTAGCAATGCTACAAGCATGCATGTATCTAATCCAAGTCAAGGTGGATACTGTTAAAAACAAAAAGGAGAGGTTGATTATCCTCTCCTTTTTATATAAACCTAAGATCTTTTCTCTTAGTATGATTTAATATCCTACTAATATGTCTGGTACTTAATCCCGTTCTTTCCTTTATCTTATCATAGATATAACCCTTGGATACGTAAGCCGACATATCTCCCAGATCTTTTATAATCTTGTCATACATATCGTGCACCTCATTATATCTTATAATAGAGCTGTCTCTCATCCCTCTTTCGCCTATACCGTCAACTATGGCGTCATTGAAACCAAAGAAATTGATTATTGATCTTATTAGATTCATGTTATTGAATTTTTTGTGTTTTCTTATTAATATCCATATCCGGGTTCTCATCCGTAGGGATCTGCAATTTGGTTACAGTTTCCCTTAATGTTTCGGAAACCACATATTCAAGAAGTTTGTCTGGGCATATGAAATCATAATCCCATTGAGATGTACATGGCTTATCTTTTTCAGCTCCACATCCCCCTAGCTCTAACGCCGCTTTTCTGTCGAGAGTTATAAGATCAACATTTATAGCCTCTATGTTAATATCTGGTATATAGATATATCCATCATTGACATAATAATAGTATTGATCTATATTCCCGTATTTACGTTCCTTGTTGTTAGCGTATTTTCTTAACGATATGGAGGTAAATATAATATCATCCATGATATTTGATACTTTGATGATAGCCGGACCTATACGGGTATATATCATATCGGGCAATCTTTTCTTGGATCTCATAAGTATCCTGCATAACTTAAACTCATCAAAGCAACAATCTACCTTACGAACCCTCTCCATTTCCATGCAATTAATATGAGTATACAGCGATTCCTCGCCGAACAAGGTTCCATCAGCATACTTCTGGGCTATATAAGACCTTGCTTTTTGCCTGCCTATGGACAATATCCATCTTCTACTGACATGAGCGTCCTTATTGATGGAGTTCATGTCATTCATGATCCTAGATACAAATTCTGAATTTTTCATGCATGAAATACTAAGGAGGGGATATACCCCTCCGGTTATTACTTCTTTTTCTTAACCTTGCCTCCACATTTCAGTTGAGGTTTCTTTTTCTCGGAGACTTTGCCTCCTTCTGCCATCTTCTTTTTCTTAGCACATACCATAATCTTACTTTTTTAATGTTGGTGATACAATATTAGTCATTTCTATCGAAAATAGAATAAACAAGGTTGATGAAACTACCAACTTACCGCCGCGGCACAGGCTGACACACAAAGACTAGCGCAGGAAAAAGCCAACGCTATGGAGTGCGATTGCATGGAGCCAACAAAGACGTGGTCATGGTCTGTATCTATGAATAATGATTGCATGAGTCATGAGCAACTTGTCACATCAAGAGGATTTACGATTACGTATAATAATCAATGTGGTAGATCTATATCTGGGTCTGTGAGTGGTATAGGATATACACAAAACGGAGAAGAGCAGGTCAATAGCGCTAGCTTTACAATTCCCGCAGGATCCGGGACCAAGAGTGGAAGTGTATATTTTAGCCGAGAAGTGGTATGTGGAGATGTAACAATCTCTGGTCATGATTCAGGTAATTGTTGACAATCACTGCTGTTATGGTTTTTAATAAAAAGGAGAGACTTATTAGCCTCTCCTTTTCCATTACATATCAGGATCTTAACAGTTCCCAGATCCTCCCCCAGAAACACTTATAGACCCACATCGTACTCCTGAATCAAAACCTATGACACCAGTTTTTTTACCAGACCCAGTAGGTATACTTACGGAAGTACTTCCAGCCGTAATAGTTTGCCCATTATCATTCCTGCCAGTAACAGTTACAGTTATTGATTTAGATGATCCACATTGATTATTGTAAGACACTTCATAGGAGCACCTTAATGCAGATGTAGAACCAGGCAGACCATTACAAGGATCACCGCTCAGCATAGCGTTGGCGCTCCACGTCTTTGTTGGCTCCATGCAATCGCATCTATCCGCCTGCGCCAAGCCATTA